ATTTGGCCAAAAACCAGAGACAAATGTCTGAATTACAGTGAGTTTATCAAATATGATAAATCTAAAATGAAGAAGATTATCAAAGATATACTTGCTGATCAGTAACTTTTTTTACATGATTTGTGTAAAAGAAGTATAAATAAGAATGACAGATATCTGTCAAACTTAAAATACGAAAAATACGACAAACAAGCAAACATACGGAGAAAATATATGTCATTTGCAAAACTAAAGCGTTCATCACAAGAATCACTAAACAAGCTATCTGAGCAAGTCAATAAGCTCAATTCAAAGGCTAGCTACAAGGACGAACGCTACTGGACATGTGCCACTGATAAGGCCAAGAATGGCTATGCTGTCATTCGCTTCCTACCAAGCCCTGAAGCAGACGGAGATGAGGCTGACCCTTGGGCACGTATCTTCACTCATGGTTTCAAGGGACCAACTGGTCAATGGTACATTGAAAACTGTCTATCAACAATCGGTCTTCCTGATCCTTGCTCTGATTACAATACCATTCTATGGAATTCTTCAGAGAATGATAAGGGTCCAGAACGCACACAAGCACGTGAGCAGAAGCGCCAGCTTAACTATCACTCAAACATCTATGTTGTAAGTGATCCTGCTAATCCTGAGAATGAAGGAAAGGTCTTCCTCTTCCGCTACGGTTCAAGAATCTTTGACAAGCTGAAGAATGCCATGTTCCCTCCATTCCCAGATATGGAGCCATTCAATCCATTCGATCTATGGACAGGTGCTAACTTCAAGCTTCGCATTCGTCAGGTTGACGGTAACACAAACTATGACCTATCAGAGTTTGATAAGCCATCACCACTATATGATGACGATAAGAAGCTTAAGGAAATCTACGACAAGGAATACTCGCTTAAGGATTTGGTCACACCAGATAAGTTCAAGACCTATGAACAGCTTCAGGAGCGCCTGAACCTTGTTCTTGGCCTAAATGGTGCAGACAAGCCAAAGAAGTCTTCTACCCCTTCAAATAACGAAGAGAAGGCCGCAGAACCTTCATTCAAGTCTAAGCCAGCACCAAACTTTGCTGCTGCAACTGATGACGACGATGACGATCTTGCATTCTTCAATAGCATGAATGATGATGATTGATTAATTGAGGGGGGAGAAATCCCCCCTCTTTTTTACTGATTGTGATATCCTAGATATTTTCCTCTAGGGTTTGGGTTTTGTTGTCTTGGTTTTGGTGTTCCAAAACTAAATTGAGTTGGAGACCTATAAAGTTGTTGTTGCTCTGGTGTAATAATAAACATTTTATCTTTTAATTTTTTTCTTGGTTTTTTAAGTTTATTATAGTAGTCCAAATCTGGTTGTTGAAAATTATTAAATATTTTTTGTGCATTTTGTTGTTTTGGTCCAGTAATATATGATAATGGATTTTGTAGAGTTCCATTCAATTTAACAGCAAAGTGAAGATGGTTTCCCGTTGATGTACCGGTTGATCCTACACCACCAATTTTTTGACCTGCCTCAACATCCATGCCTTGTCTAACTGTGAATGATGCCATATGCATATACTCAGTAACCAATCCACTACCATGATCAATTTGAATCATGTTACCAGCGCCCCCCGCTTGACCAGCAAATGTTACTCTACCAGAACCAGCCGCCAAAATTGGAGAACCGTTTGGTGCGGCAAGATCAATGCCTTTATGATTTTTTGATGCACCAGAAGTTGGTGAATTGCGCATACCAAAACCGCTAGAAATTCTTACTGCACTTGGCAGCGGGTTCATTAATTGACCACCCATCAGTTCTTTAATAGCCGGATTATTTGATGGTGCTGCTGTCATCAAAGCAACAGCATTAGCCATTCTTTTTCCTCCCGAAATGTCATCTTTTCCGGGGCGTTCAAATTTTCTATAGAATATACTTGCTGCTTCTTGTACTGTTTTGGCGTTTCGAAGTGCATTTCCTGCTGGCTTTTCCACATTATTAAGTTCCCAATTGACATAATCAAGTTGTTGTTGTAAAGATGAACCTCTAATTGGTCTGCCATATTTTTCTTCAAATCTTGTTTGTCTTACACCACGCCACTGTGCAATTCCAACGGCACCTCTTCCGCCTCCTTCTTCATTGAAAGCATTTGGGTTCAATTCAGATTCTGCTTGAAGATTTCCTACGATGCCCGCTGCTTGTTCTCTTGTCCAACTACCTCCTTCTGGTGTCATAAAGAAATCTATTGCAAATTGTGCATTAGCAGTCATGCCAGCACCACCACCCTCATAATAAAAATCTTCATCACCACTACCACTAGAATCAATTGAAGCACCAGACATTCCTGTAATGTAATTTTTTACATTGTTAAATGTATCATTCAGATATGCAGCGAAACGACTTGAATAACTATTATTACTGATATCAGTCGGCTCACTTTTAGCAGGAACCACTGACAATTTAGAAGCCACACTTTCAAGCCTTTTATCGGCTGGCGATTCTTTTGTGACAGCATCATATGATGTGTCTGCAATCTTTCCACCAGTAAAATAACCGATAGCACCACCAACGAGACCACCTAAAGGAACTGTAAGAGGCGCTGCAAGGCCACCTAGAGCGCCTAAAGCAGCACCGGCCTCTGCACCCACTAAACCGCCCGCTAAACCTCCTGCAACGCCTACGCCAGCTTCTGTGACAGATTCACCATCACCAAGTCTATCAAACATATCCATACCAGCAGCAAATACACCAAGAGCCTTACCGCCAATACCAAGACCTTTTCCTTTTACTTTTTTTGTTGGTCTGGCTTTTTTACCTTTACCTTTTTTGCTCTTTTTCTTTTTATTATCATCTGTTTCATCGCCTTGAGAATCTTCTTCTTTAGAATCTTCTTCCTCTGGTTTTTCAGTAGTAAGATCGAGTTTTTTTAATATCTCAGTCATTCCTTCAAAATATTTACCTAATATTTTAAGGTTTCCCCCCAACTTTTCGGAACCAATAATTTTTACAGGAGCAGGAAGGTTTTGAATATTTTTTTGACTTTGATCACTTCTTGCTTTGTTGTCTTGTAATTGATTAATATTAATAGAGCTAGATAGAATTTTATTGAAAGCATTAGTAAGAGCTACAAAATCATTTGAAATTGTGGTAGTTGTTTTTTTAGTTAATGTGTACTGTTGTGAATCCTCTTTATTGTTATTAGACATGCGAACAATACTAGTCTTTTTAGCTAGTTTATTCATATCGTCTTGATTATAATTTTCTAATGCTTTTATCATGTGTTAGTTACCGGGTTGGGATTAAAGTATATTTGAGAAAAAATCTCGCCCATACCATAATAGTTTGGATCGGGTACGTTTCCTGCACCAGATACTCCGCTCTTTGATGGTGGAGATGTTGATGGTAATGGGCGTTTACTTGAAAGATCGATAACGTTTGGATTATTTTGAGCCTTTTCAACTTCAGCCGTCATTTTATCAATGTCTGCACCGGTAGTAGGTGTGCTACTAACCATAGATGGTTTTTCCGCAATACTTTTCATAAATTCAGGACTAAAGGATTTTTTAAATTCATCTGAAGAAACAGAACTCACTGGTTTCTTTCCGGCTTTACTCATTTTAGAGTCGCCAGAAGACATAGAAGAACCTTTATTTGATGCACTTGGTTTTGGTGTTTGTGATGGTGTTGGTGATGGTGCAGGAGGAACTTTAGGTTGTCCTGTTGGGGTTTCCCCTTTTTGTTGTTGTACTGGCTTTGGTGGAATGACAGCTTTATCAACAGCATCTTTTGTTGGTGTTGGCTTCTTTTCTATGTTTGATGCAAAATATGCAGTTATCATAGCACCAATTATGCCAGTGATCATTGCCATTCTTTTACCAAACATTGGGTCTTGCTCTGGCTGAACATTAAACACTGAAGAATATGTGTCACGTGCAACAGAAGCTGCTAATGCAGGAACAGCGGTCATTGGTCCACCAAGACCAGAACCGGCTTCTAAACCAGCACCAACAGGATCGCCTTCTAATAACTTCTTTGCTGCAAATATTCCACCAACAGCAGTACCAATAATTGGAATAGATTTTAATACAGTAGAGCCTAGTGCCTTTTTAATAATTGGACCGGCAACACGTTTGATAGTAGATGCACCAACATTTTTAGCAGCACTGGCAGAGACATTAGCTCTTCTAACGCCCTTACCTATTATTGAAGAAATATTTTTTGTAACAGAACTAGCACCAGCAGAAAGTCTAGCTCCACCAACTCTTGAAGCAATCCCTCTGCTAATAACACCGGGCGCTCTTTGAAAATGTTCAAGTATGTTTTTACCAGCATTTTTTGCAGCACCAGTAAATTTTGCAAGATTTGATGGTTTTGCTGCTTGAATAGCTTCATTCGGTTTTACACGCTTTCTCATTCCGGTAATAGGGTCTTTTGGACCATAATAACGCATTTTGCCAGATTTATCTAGTTTATTGAGATAGCCGGGTTTTACTTTTATTCTATTTGCTCTAGCAGCTTTACGCTTGGTGTAATCTTCATACTCATCACCAAAACCATAAGATTCAGCAAGTCTTTGAACAAACCCCTTTGAACCTTGATCATCATCTTCTTGCTCTTTAAGTTTGTCATCCATTACTTGTTTAAATGGCTTTAATGACTTCTCTATTAGAGTGCCAATTTCTTCAGCCAATGGTGTTAAGTTAGCACCACCAACATTAGAAATAGGAGTTCCGCCTCTTTCCATAGAGGCTTCTTTAGAATCACGTGCAGCCTGAGAAAGTTGTTGTTGCAATTGATTTTGTTGTTGTTCGTTAATTGCACCAATTCTATTTGCAACACTGATTAAAGATTTCAATTGATCGACAATTGTTGATATGCTAGGATTTAATCTTTGACGTTCAGTTCTTGATGTTTCCATAGAAGTTCCCATATAGGTACCCATAGAAGTTCCCATATAGGTACCCATCGAAGTCCCCATAGAAGTAGAGGAAAAATTAGATGGAGATACACTTCTTTGTCTTTGGTTTATCGCATCAGCAAATAAACCTAGCTTACCTTTTACAAAACCACCTGTTTTAAAATTTTCTTCACCATAACCATACGCACCAAGAATACGCTCACCAAAACCCTGTCTCAGAGCATAGCGTACTCTTTTCTTTTCAGTTTGTCGTAATTGATTTCTAAAACTCTCAACCCTTTTTTCAAGCTTTTCCTTGTATTCAGGGCTATTACGATCCATTTTAGGTTTTTTAGGGCCAGATTTATCAGCCAAGAGTTATTATCCTTTTTTCATTTCTTCTTTTTCTTTTTCAAGGTGCATCAATAACATATCGACATATAAATCTCGTTCATACGGAATCAAGTCTTCAACTTCAGTGATAGAATATTTGTGATGCTGAACCAAAGCGAACGTAGTTGTATAATAGTTCACCAAAGTATTATGGCTCAGCCCCAGATAAAAAAATCACTTAACGTAGTAAGTTCGATTGTACGAACATTTCCATTGGCATTTGTATATTCAAGTTTATGATACATCTGTGGAAGATTTTCAAAAAAATCACGAATTTTGTTGAATGTTTCAATGTCAATGCTATCGAGAAACTCATTTAGTTCGTCATCAGTATGATCAGTAATAGGATATACACTGTCTTCATCAAAAATTTGATCAACACAACTCTTGATGAGATAATCGACTATATCACCAGTATTATCAGTCTCAGGTACATTATCAAGAATAGTAACTGATGGATACTTCATCTTGATACCAATACTATCAGTAACCTTGATAATGTTTGAAATGTTTTCGTTGACTTTAAGCTTGACTTCATCTAGATCAATCTTAAAATCATATACTTTATTATCTTCATTGTCACGATAAGATATGTCGATTACGTTGTTAACAGAACGTGCACGTAACTTAAGGAACATATATTCTAGATCGAATGTTGCTAAATTATCAACGTCGAATTCGTCAACAATACAGTTATTGAGTACCTGTTTGATAGCAAGAATAATGTCTTTTTCTTCTCCTGATTGTTGTGCAGTCAAAAGAATTTTTTCTTCACGAACGACAAAAGGACGAGCCTTTACAGACTTGTTCATTGATGGTACAAATAGATCAAATAGTGGTTTTTGTATTTTAGGTAATGGCATAATATTATCTCACTTTTAATTATTAATGACTATTGAGTTTGCTATCATGTGATTGCAAACCATGTGGTTTTTCATTGTGTTGTTGATAATCGACAAAATAATCTGTATATGTAAATATAGCACTTAATTTTAATAGCTGATCGCCTCCCGCCCAATCTAATTGATATCCGTTTAGAATGCGTGGAAATGCTCTATAAAGAGTAATCTTCATTGGAGAAAACTCTTGACTTGTTCCATTTTCTCTATAGACACTTATATGTATGTCTGTCACATATTCATTTTTATATCCAACTTCAAATGCGGGTTTCTTTGATTGACTTCCTTTATAAAGGCTTTGACCTCTGCTTTCTAAGTTGACAATACTGTTCATCCAATCAAAGAAAAATTTATGTATATTTGCGTGTTCATCAACAATAAAATTCATCGATATATCTTCAAATATAGGAGTAAATGGTATAGTTTCAGAAGCACCGTATCCTAGTCTTGGTGGAGAATCCATTGTAGAAAATGATACACCCGGCCACCAAATTTGCTCACAACGAAGACTTAGCTGATTTTGAATAGCTGGATATAATTTTTTAAGACTTGGTGGTGGAGAGAATTCCACTAAAAATTTAGTAGGAAGTAGAATACCATTAGAATTAATTTCTGATCTGAATTCTTTAATATTCATTATTTGCTCCCGGCAATCTGTTTTCTTGATTCGGCAAATACTTGTGTCTTTGACTTCTTTTGGAATCTTTCGAGTGGAAGGAATAGTGCAACATCCCATTCTTCAGGTTGAATATAGAAAAATTGTGATTTCATTTGTGTAAAAAGATACTGTTTGACACAAGGCTCAAAATATCTAAACTTTGCAGCACTTGATAGTATTTGATAACTAATACGTAATCTGGTTGTTTCGTCATAACGACTATTTGTTCTGGTCTGATAAAGAGCATCCATTAACTTAGCACGATATGATAAAGGAAGATAGTGAAGGTTAATACCCCAAAATCTATCTGGCAAAACACGAAAAGGAAATATCATTGGAAACATATCCCAATATGGTAGTTCTTCTTTATATTTTGCATCATAAAAGTACATATACAAATTGCCGGGACGAATTCTCTTGGTGAGACGATTGTAATCGGAACGCATAAGCCCTCTCTCGCCACGATAGCGAGTATATTGCATAGCGGTGTCTCTATACCATTTACGAGAAGCTTCAGTCTTCGCAGGAATTATCCCACGTCTTACACCGTTGTCTAGTAATGTATCAAAAATATTTGCCATTTAAAGGTCAATCCTAGTTCTTTTTTTTTTTAGTTAAAATTTATTTAATACCTAAATGATATTCTGTAAAAATATAGAAATTCCATCCACGATCTTTACAATATTCTCTTGCTGCTTCCCATTTAGCAGAATTTACGCCCCATGTTTGTACTTCAGTGATATAACGCTTTGTTGGTTTATTCTTAACTTTTGGCGGCTTGGTTTGTGCATCAGGCTTTACTTCAATTAGACAATTTTCAATGCTGCCATCTGCATTTTGTTTTTTAACAAAAAAATCAACAAAATATCTATGAATTTTATTATCGATTGGTGATCTATATGGAACAACAATTTCTTCTGAAGAGTATTCTAAAATACTAGGATGTTTATCTAAATACATAAGCAATTTAAGCTCCCATGAGCTTCTGTAAATTATATTAGTAACATCGCCTTTATATTTATGTGGGTTGTTGGGGGAGAATTTTCCTTTCATATTTGTACTATATCCTGATTTGCCTTGTTTATGATTTAACAATAACTGATTTCTTCCTTGATCATTTAATTCTTTTATTTTTTCATCTGAGCATTTATGATATCTACTGTATCTTTTTAATTTCTGTTCTTTCGTCATTCCTGAAATCATGTGATTGAGACCACTTGATATATTTTTTTCGTATAACATCTATTTGACCATTATCTTTTCGTATAGCCCATTCTTTTTTCATATTAATACAAACTTTATTTTTAAATTTATTTGATTTTAAAATATCATCGTTTAGATTTTTTCTATGATATATTCCTCCACACACATGCCCGCATGTGATATTAAATCCTTCTCCTAGACCAATAAATGAAGTATCATTACCACATATTTTACATTTATTTTCATCTTGATCTTTTTGTAAAAATGTGGTGTAATAATTTTCAGATTTTATTTGATGCTTTTGTCTTATGTGTGCTGACAATGATCTTATATTTTTAACAGATTTGTTGCATACAATACAATAAATACTCATAGCTGATTCTCCTGTATAGAATTAGAGTAGGTAGGATGGCAGTCCGTGACCTACATTACATATATTTATTTGTTTGACCTTAAAAAAGTCATATAAATACATTACAAGTATATTTATAAAAGAATTTAAGGATTAAAAATGGCTTTTAATGTAGGAAACTTTGTCAAAAGTACTGCAAAAACTATAGTAGATCGTATCGTAGATAACGCTACAAACACTGCTATTTCTGGCGGTTCACGCAATGCACAACTGATTGCTAAGACGACTGCACAATCACTATTTAATATTGGTGCTTCATTTGATAGTGTGGAAGCATTCTCTACACAAAAAACAGACACCATTTTATCTGGTTCGCCTGATGAATACTTTGCTCTTGCTGGAAAGTCACCATCAAGAGTTGCTGCTTCTAGTCTTCCTTCGCTTCGTAGAACTCGCAATGAAAGTGTTCAAGTATATATAGATGATGTTAACCCAGAAACTAAGATTGCTAATGCAAAGAGCAATCAAAAGTTTATTTCATATACGGCAGTGTAAAAAATGGCATCAGTACCTATAACAATAAAACCTGAAGACATTGTAAACGATGGCGTAGCAGGTTCTATGCTTGGCAAATACCATTGTCGATTACTCATTGGTAAGTATGAAAGACCAACACCGTTTGCAAGCTCTAAATTTAAAATAGACACAAGACTTGATCTTCCTCTTCCTGATATTCTACAAGATAATACATCAGTAAAATATAATGGCGTTGAATTAGAATCTGTTGGTGATTTTTTAAATGGTGATTTTAAAGGTGGCGTTGTTGGGATTGGTTCTAGAGGTATTGGTTCTATAGCATCGACTGCTGCTGGAAATTTTCTTGGCTCTGGTGTTGGCGCTATAGCAGAAGCGATTGGTAATAGAGATATTGGTGATCGTATTGGTGGTGCATTCAATCAAGGCGTTAGGGATGCATTTCCTCCTGATAAAATACAAACAGCTTTTGAACAAATGATGGGTGCATCACCAAATCCAAACCCATCCGTTGCCTTTCAAGGACCAAACCTTCGTGAATTTCAATTCACATGGACATTTTTTCCAGCAAGTAAAGAGGAAAGTGACAGAATACACAAAATTATTAATATTTTAAAAAGAGCCTCATTACCAAAAGCAACAACTAGTGAAGGCGCTGCAATTCTTAATTATCCAGACATGGTTCAATTAAACTTTTATCCGTGGGATAATGGTGGCCTTGAAGAAAATTATGGATGGAATTCAGAAACTTCTATTATAAGAATTAAAAAATGTGTTATGAATAATGTTAGTGTAGACTACAATCCTTCAAATTCTCCTGCCTTTTTTGCTGACGGAAAACCAGTTGCTATACGTCTTTCAATTGGATTTAGTGAAATTGAATATATGCTTTCTCACGATTGGGGTTCAGAAAGAGAAGGTGAAACTTATTTTCAATTGGTCGAAAGAGGAGAAATAAGAGCAATACAGGCATTTGGTACTATAACCGGGCAAGCAATCTTGTTTGGAGCACAGGCATTAACAGGAACATTATGAATTACTTCAACAAAATTCCGACAATTACATATGACGGACAAGTAGCAAAAAATTTGCTAACTCGTGCCAAGTTATCTGATCAAACTATGAATAATAGAACAGCCTTTTATCCATATATTATGGATGAAACTGATCGTGTTGATACTTTATCACAACACTATTATGATAATCCCGGTTACACTTGGTTAATCTGGATGGCTAACAATACAATTGATCCATATTACTCTATGCCATTAACTGAAGACGATTTCAACAACTATCTAATTAATAAGTATGGTAGTGTCGAAAGAGCCATGAGAAAAATTGCTTTTTACAGAACGACTCAAAATAGTGAGACACGTATTAGCGTATCTGAATATAATTCACTAGTGCCTCGCTTTATGAAGTATTATGAACCAATCTTTGATAATTATAGCAATATAAGTGGTTATAAAAGAAAAGATTATACTGACACAACAAACACAAACAAAATTATAACAATTGAACTGGCAACTGTCAATGGAAACTTTACAGTTGGAGAAGAAATTCAGGTAAACGGCACAAACTATGCTTTTGTTACGCTGGTTGATGGAAGAACTATTACATGTCAACATGTGAATGGAACATTCTCGATTGATGATACAATTACTGGTAAAGACAGTGGAGCATATGGCACAATCACATCTGTAAACACTATTGTAGAAACAATTGCATTTACAGATGTTGCATATTGGGAACCAATATCATATTTTGATCATGAACGTGAAATAAATGAAGACAAAAAGAATATTAAGCTGCTTGATGCTCGTTATAAAGGTCAGGCTGAATCAGAACTTAAAAGATTGATGAGTATTAATTAATGAGTTTTTTTAATGACGTTTTCAACGGTGTCGAAAACATTCTTCGAAACAATATAAATGCTGCACAGCCTATTATCGTGAATAAAGGTGCCGATACAGACATTATTGCTGGTGATATTACTATCATCGATATCACTCTTTCAAGTAAAGATAATCAGCGTAAAGAAACTTTGATAGGTGTCTGTACTGGTATTGATATCTATGAAAGCATTCATTGTCCCGGTATTTTCTGTGAACTGGCCATATCTGATAGCAGAAGACTTCTTCAAGAGTTTCCTATCATATTAGAGGAGATTGTAACAATCTCATTTGAGACGCCAAAAAATCCGGGAAACCCTACAAGATATGTATTTCATGTAAACGAAGTCAAAAACAAAGTTATTAACGAGAATCAAAAAACAATGTCATATACACTGCAATGTGTAAGTGCTGAGTTGGTTACTAATTCAAATCGTTTGGTTGACAAAGATTTTAATGATAATATATCTGATATTGTAAAAAATATCATGGAAGAATATATTAAAACTGATAAGAAAATTGAGATTGACAAGACTATTGGTATCGACTTATACCCTATTTTTAAACAGAAACCATTTAAAGCCATTCATTCACTATTAGAATATTCAATCTCTGATCGATATCTTTCACACGCTTATGTGTTTTTTGAAAATAGAAATGGTTATCACTTTACCACATACGAAAAACTAATTGAAAGAGGAAGAAAACAATTAGAGAGTGGTTTATCAGACAAAGAATTCTTTTATGATGCTGTCAGAAAAGAGCGAATAGAAGACGTAAATGTTCGAAACATTCTTGCGTATAATCAAGTAGGACAATCTACAGCAATTTCTAAAAGAAGTGGCGGCGGGTTTAGTGGTACTGCAACATCAACCAATATGCAGACGGCTGGACAAAGACAAGCAGTTTTTGTAGCAAACCTTGAGAAGTTTCAAAAAATGGACGACAGCGCCGCATTTCCAAATAGTACAAATGAAGTTCGTGTAGCGGGCAAGGTAAAAACTCCAACTGCATTTAATTTTCTACCAATATTTTCAAGCCGTTCTAAAACACCGCTTGTAGAAGCTTTTGCATCACGACAGGCATTTATACAGTTCCTAACATCAAACATTACACAAATCCACATATATGGTGATAGCGAGCTTACAGTTGGTGATATGATTAAGTGTACTTTTCCTTCAGCATCAAGCTTTGATGATCAGACAGGTGTTTCCCGACTTGACAGTGGAAACTATTTAATCACAAGATTAAGACATATTATTCTATTAGGCGATAGACCACAACACACTATTTCACTTGAAATTGTCAAGAACAATCTATCGGAGACCGCATAATGATTAAAATGGGACAGCAAGGATTTCGTTGGTTTGTTGGTGTTGTAGAAGATAACACAACAGATGATATGAGACTTGGTGGAGTAAAAGTACGTGCCTTTGGTATTCATGAAGATTTGCCTACTGAGAGACTACCAGACGCTATTGTCATGATGCCTACAACCAGTGGTAGCTTTCAAGGTATTGGTGACACTCCCGGCCTTTTAGCGGGTTCTTTTGTATTTGGTTTCTTCCTTGATGGAGAAGAAAAAAAGTATCCTATGATCTTGGGTACTATTCCTTATCTACCGGGAGAAGATGAAAATCAACATTCTGTTCCTTTCCTTGCCAGAGAGAAACAGACGGTTGTCAACAATAAAGTTGGACCAGAACCAGATTCATCATATGCAGCGAAGTATCCATACAATAGAGCAATTGTTACTCGTGCTGGTCATATTGTTGAAATTGATGACACACCAGACAACGAAAGAATTCATGTTCGCCATAGCAAGGGTTCATATGTTGAAATAAATAAAGATGGACGAGTGATCGTTAAAAGCGTTGATGATAGCTTTGAAATTGTCGGTAAAGAAAAAAATCTATATGTTGAAGGTAATGCTAACATTCATGTAAAGGGTGATTTGAATTCTATTGTAGAAGGCACGTCAACCATTACTAGTCGAGGTGATATGATATTAGGCTCTGCTGGTAGAATTGATATCAATGGTGTTATGGGAGTTAATATCAATTCTGGCACGAGTATTAATATAGAATCTCCCGGTGGCATGATTCAAACTGAAGGCAGTTTTACTACTATTGGTACTGTATCAATGGCCACAGGCGTTACTGATACATTCTCAACGCCATCTGGTAAAACCGTACATGTTAATAAAGGCGTAGTAACAAAAATTGGTTAAAGGTTAAATATGGCAAGCTTGCCTCCACAAACAGGTTCTGGACCATCATCGCTTCTTAATAGTCAAGGGACTATTGGGTCTTATGATGCTGTTGCAACCGATAACGATGTTATTGTAGTTGAAGGTCGTAGAATTAATTCTAGCTGTCAAGCAAAACGCACAAATAAAATTGAAATTAATCAAGAAGATACTCTTGTTGTTAATACAAAGCGCATTACAGAACTAACGCAACAAATTAGATCAGTAACGGATTGTAATGCACTCAGACTAATTGTTAAACAGCATTTAGATGATGTTGAAAAACAAGCACAAAAAGCAGTCGAAGAGCAATTGAAATTATTAAAACAATACCTACCAATTACATCTTTACCAAGCCCAACACCTATAGGAATTGTTAAATGGTTGGGAAAACTCGTTACTGGCTCTGCTATTCCTCAACTTGAAGCATTTATTAAATATACTGTAGAAATTTTACAATTGATTAAGGCTGTCAATGAGTTAATAATAACAGTAAAAAATGTATTGCCAAGACTTAAATCTTGTGCGGTTGATATTAGAAGAATGATAGATCAATCTAATCAAAATCAAATAAATCAATCAGTAAAAACTCTTGAAAATTTTATTGCAAAAGAAATTGCAGATATTATATGCAATAATCTTGGCTCTTCGGGATTTCAAGCAGTTGGTGATACCATTACTGCTATTCGACTAGTTGAAGATACCTTACAAGCGGCTGATCAATTAAAAACAAACTTGGTAGGTAATGCCAATGATAGTCTTGGTCAAATTGGTCAAATGCAAACACAGATGCAAGGTATTACAGGAATTCCTCCTGCTATTGCCACAGACAGTTTAGAAAGCTTTCAAGCAAGTGTTGATAGTGGTGTCTTTGAGACATATAAAAAACAGAACGAAGAGTTTGCAAATACTCTTCCACCAGTAAACGATGAAGTACCAGTTTCTTCAGGTTATGCGATTGTAGGTAATACTGTATCATGCAACACAGGTGTATGGACCAGCAACGCAGAGATGACATACAGTGCTCAATGGTACCGTGAAGGCAATCCTATCTACAATGCCAACTCATTCACATATTCACCGTCGATTGATGATATAGACCTTAAGATTTATTGTCAAGTGGTTGGAGAAAATAAAGCTGGATATATTGAGGTAAAATCAAATGAACTTGGTCCTGTTGTTTATTCTGTCCCTGCTGCTAATTTGCCTATTATATCTGGCTCTTTATCTGTTGGAAGTACACTACAATGCTCAGCCGGAATATGGGCAGGATTCACTCCCACAAAATATGATTATCAGTGGTTCAGAGGAACTGATATGGTATCATCTGCTAATAGCTCATATGTAGTGGCATCTGGTGATAGTGGTAATCAAATTAAATGTAAAGTGATCGCTTCATCTGCTCGTTATACACTTGCAATTGATTCTGATCCAGTATCAATTCCATAAAGAGAAAATAGATGGCTAAAAATAACGATAGATTTGCAGCAATGAGTAGAGATAGTCAAGCATATAGTGACTTTCTTACTGATCTAAACCCACATCCTGTTTCTGGTGATATCGTTAAGTATGTTAATGAAAACGCTGTTATTCGCTCTATTCGTAATCTACTACTCACCAACAAGTTTGATCGCCTTTATCAGCCAACTATTGGAACAGATATTCAAAAAATGTTATTTGAACCTATTGGTTACGTTACTGCACAAAATATTAATTTATTTGTTCAACAGACGATTAAAGATTTTGAACCCCGTGCAAAGGTTCTCAAGATAGATGTAGTGACGGATGAAGAAAACCATCGATATCTCGTAAACCTCGTGGTGTTGATTATAAATAAACAAGACCCAATTTCATTTAGTATTACACTCGACAGGATCAGGTAATGTCAGCTAATTCTTCAATTGTTCTATCAAGTCTTGACTTTGATACGATCAAAAATACATTCAAATCTTATCTAAAGACACAAGATAGATTTAAAGATTACGATTTCGAAGGCAGCAACATGGCTGTTCTTCTTGATATTCTTTCGTATAATACATTCCATAATGCTTTCTACTTGAATATGATTGGTAGCGAGATGTTTCTTGATTCTGCACAGCTTCGTGATAGTGTGGTATCTCATGCTAAAGAACTTAATTATGTTCCACGTTCATTCAAGTCTGCACAAGCTAATGTAAATATATCAATCAATACATCTATAACAAACAAGCGTTCTTTGGTTATTCCAAAAGGATATACGTTTACATCACGTTTTGGTCCTAGAAACTTCACATTCTCTACTGCTGAAAATATTGTAATATCTGACTATACACAAAGTTCTGATCTTAGACAACTAACATTTACTGGAAAGAACATTACAATTTATGAAGGATATTATGTAGCGGATAACTACACATACTCTTCAAATGATCCACAACGTTTCATCATTTCTAATAAGAACGTGGATACCTCTTCTATTACAGTAACTGTTATGGAAGATATTGGAGCAACAACTCTTGTTTACACAAGAGCACAGTCATTATTTGATATCAATCCTTCTTCACAGGTATTTTTTGTGCAAGGTGCAGAAAATGATAGTTATGAAATAGTATTTGGTGATGGTGTTAGTGGTAGAAAGCCAAAAAATAATTCAGTAATTACTATAGAATATCGTGTGTCTAACGGCGAACTTCCTAACGGATGTAACGCATTTACTCCTGATACAACAATTGACGATGAAACAGATATTACCATAGTAACCAATCAAAGTGCTTCTGGCGGTGCTATTAGCGAAAATATAGAATCAATTAAGTATAATGCTCCACGTCACTTTAATACACAAGAACGTGCTATTACTACAGAAGACTATGAAACGCTATTAAAAATTAATTTCCCTGAAGTTAATGCCGTTACTGCCTATGGCGGTGAAGACCTTGATCCTCCACAGTTTGGTAAGGTGTTTGTTGCTGTTGATCTTAATGAAGTAGACAGTCTACCACAAGTAAAAATTGATCAGTTTTATAACTTTTTGAAGCCACGCTCGCCAGTTTCAATTGATCCTGTGTTTGTTAACCCTGAGTACACCTATATTCAGGTTAAATCAGTTATTAATTATAACGTAAACGTGACACGTCTGTCAATAGAAGATATCAAGACAATTACCAAATCTGCTATTATTGGATATGCACAACAAAATCTTAATAACTTTAATCGTATATTCAGATATTCAAAAATGTTACAGGCTATTGATTCTTCACAGGCATCAATCATCTCTAATGAAACTGATATTAATGTTATCAAACTAATCACGCCAGAAACTAATACACTATTGACATTTGACGTTAATTTTCGTATTCCATTAGGAATCATTTATAGTTCTGACGGTAAAGGATATTCAATTACTTCAACGCCATTTAACTATAAAGGTATTAAGGCAGTATTGAAAGATGATGGTATTAGTACCATAAAAGCATACTCATCAACAACCGGTCAATTTATTGAGGATGTTGGAAATATAGACTATACTACAGGATTATTGCAGTTTTCTAATTTTAAAATAGATTCTTATGTTGGTTCTGGTATTAAAATATATGCTTCTCCAAAGAACAAAGACCTTTCAACCGTCAATAATGTTATCCTAAATATTGTTGAAGAAGACGTTGATATAACCGCAGTTGCTATCAGGGCATAATGAATGCAAGATATTGAACAAAAGATATCCCCATTAGTTGAGAACATGTTTCCTTCCTTTTATAAGGAAGAGGGACAGAACTTTATTGCATTCGTCAAAGCCTATTATGAATGGCTTGAGACGAACCATCAATTACTTCAACTAGAAGATAACACCAACTTTAATGTTGGGGATGTTGTTACACAAGATGTTGTAACAGGCACAATCGTTGCATTTGTTGGAACAGATATTCTTGTTAAAGTTGATGGCTTGGAAACATTTAAGTGTTTTAATATCTGCTCAGAACTCATTCCAATAACAAGCTCAAGTGGTGGTGATACTTATATCTTAAGAGGAGGCGCTACCAAGAGATTGGGTAGCATATTCCTATCTCGCAATCTACCAAATATTCGTGATATTGACACAACACTCGATCTATTCATCACACAGTTCAAAGAAAAATATCTAAAAAATATTGAATTTGACACACAGTCAAATAAGCGTATGTTGGTCAAAAATTCTCTTGATCTATATCGTTCTAAGGGTACATCACGTTCAATCGATCTATTTTTCCGCCTAGTATATGGACATAATAGTCAAGTAGTATATCCCGGCGAAAATTTATTCAAGCCATCTGAAGGAACATGGGTACAGCCTCGTTACCTAGAAATTACTGGTAGCAATCCACAAAGAGCCGTTTCTCTCGTTGGTACTCTTATTAAAGGTATTTCATCTGAGGCTGAAGCATTCGTTGAACGTTATATCAAGAGAAAAGTAAGCAATGGTTTTGTTCATATTCTCTATCTATCAAATGTTCAAGGAGAATTTATAAACAATGAAACATTATATCGTAAAAGTGATAAAACATATTCAGATTCTCCACGTGTTCTAGGTTCTCTGACTGCGGTTGATGTAATTACAGGATCGAAAAATTTTGCTGTTGGTGATATCGTGTCTTTCACAACAGAAACTGGTGATTATGGACAGGCTCGTGTATCTGCTGTTTATGATGATGAGCGTGGTGTTGTTGATTTTATTTTGATAGATGGTGGATATGGATATTCTGTTTCTCACGGCATCGTTGGAAACGAAGCAAATAATAGAACACAATCTCTTATAACAGACCATACAATATTGGTTTCAAACGTACAAACATCTAATTCAATCAATGATGTAAATGTTTTAGCTGCTGGTTCTGGATATAGTAATAGTGATGTTATTACGATTAAATCTTTATATGGCAATGCCAAACTTAGACCGGTAACAAATACTAGCGGAGCAATTAGAAATGTTGCTTTAATGACCCAGAGCGGCGGCTTCTTTGGAAGTCAGTATCAGGTTCAGATTACAACCTCTGGTGGTGCCGGTGCAAGTCTACAGCCAACTTTTAAAGAAGCATATTTGAGCGGTTATTATAAAGTGTTTGAAGACCTAAAACAAAATCGTGCTACTATCGAGTATACCGGAATTGCTGATGGTACTAAGTTTGCCGTTGGTGATGTAATTAGTATTTCAAATAATAATGTTAGAGTCGCTAACGCTGAAATTGTTGAAAATCGTGTGAACATTTACAGTAATGGCGAGATTGTTATGGTTGTATCTAACAATTATAACATTGCTGTTGGCGATAAAATATATCAACCAAGTAACGCACAAATCATAGCCACTGTTGGAACTAAAACAGATTCCTCTGCATTGGGTAGAGTTCTTGATGTATCTACTACTGGCACCATGAATATTATTAATATTGTAGGAATTATTAGTAAATATGATGAAATTTATCAGTATAATAATGAGGGTGTTGAGATTGGTAGAGCAAAAATCGATGATATTAGTTTAAATACTACTAATGGTACTCTAACATTGTCTAATATGAGAGGAATTTTCAAGAATAATTTTCCAATACTTGTATCTGGAAAAACAGGAACTTCTGCTATAGTAACAAAAGTAAACGTTTATGTATCTGTGTATAATACACAAAATAGATATAATGTTTCTAAGCTTTCAAAACTTGTTGGTAGTCAAACAGGAACAATAGCAGATGTTGAAACTGTTTCTGTTGGAAGTGGTGCCTCTTTTAAAGTTGGTAAAATTACTGAAGTTGAAAAAATTGAAGTTAACTCTGATTTAATCAACAGTAATAATAGTCCTACTGTGGGAGCAAATCAATCATTTCTTTCACTTCCATTAAATTCTCTTGCATTTGGATTTAAACAAAGACCAAGTGGTAATCTTTCGTCTTCGATCTTCTCGTGTCTAAGTTTTGCTAATCTTTCTATTGGTACAATCAGCACTCTATCTGATCTCAATCCCGGCGACAACTATGTTGCTTCTCCTATAACCAAAGCATATCAGCCATATGTTGCGAATTATCTTTACAATGATTATGTATTTACTGTAAAGAATGCAACCAACCAATATATTGTTGGTGAGCAAGTAACTCAAACATTTGATGATTTGCGCTACAACATGACAGTAGGAAATCCACAAGCATTTAGAGTTGGCGAAAGAATATATCAAAATACAACAGGTGCAGTAGGAACTGTATTTGCAGTAGAATATCCTACATCAAATGTTATTGTTGTAAATAAAGTGTCAAATGGTGTATTTGCTACTTCTGGTTTATCAAGCAAAAACATTTATAGTTATAGTACATCAACAAGTACATCAAATGTGATAAGTGTTGCTTCTTATGGAAATACAGTTATTGCTAAAGGTCAAGTTATTGCAGTTAGTGCCAACACCGTATATGTTAAAAGACAACAATATGAAAACAATTTTCAATTAAATAAAATACTAACAGGTAGTTCGACTGGTATTACTGCCAACTTAATTCAAATAGAAGAATATACCAGACAACCAATCGGTTTCAATGCACATATTGATGCTTCTACATATGGAGCAGATGGTGTTATAACGAACCTACAGGTGGTTGATTCTGGATACGGGTATAGTAACAATCAAACACTCGTGTATACGTCTGAGGACGGCACACGAACAGGCACAGCACGTGCTATCGTAAGTGGTTCTGGTACTGGTAGTGGATATTATAAGACTTCAAAGGGGTTTCTAAGTAGCATCTCAAAGATTCATGATGGCGATTACTATCAAGAATATTCATACGATGTTATGTCCAGATTACCCCTAGATAAGTATGTCGATATGTTTAAAAAGGTAATGCATGTTTCTGGCACTCGTTTATTTGGTACAGTTGTTATCGATACTGTTTCAAATAATAATATTCGTATTGCCAACTCATTTTTTGAGGTGCTACCAGTTTCACCTCTTGCCATTCAAGACCGTAGCAGCGTTTATGTTATGGATCGTGGAACTCTTGGTAGCTCTAGCTTTATTGATACTAGAGGTTAATTTTAATAATAAATACTGTACAACCCTTTTAAGAGACATAAATATAAGTTATGATCACAAAACAAATTATCACAAAAAAACTCAATGTCGAAGCAGCCGAAACGTTTGTGCGCAATGTGCAGACTAATTCGAGTTATTACGTATTTGCGGCAAAACACACTCCATACGATGGAGGAGATGAGATAGTTCCGCTACCGACAGACACAACAAAGACTAATATTGATATCTACAATGATATGATATTTGGTAAAAAAGTAAAGTATAATGACGTGACTAATATGATTCGTCGTTATGATTGGACTGTTGATACTGTATATGACATGTACGATGATATTGAAGACAATCTATCAGACAAAAAATTTTATGTCGCAGTGAATGCTGGTACATATACTCGTGTGTATAAGTGCTTATTTAACAATTATGGTGCTAAGTCAACAGTAGAACCTTCTGAAACATCTCCTAGTCAATTTGAAACTCCAAGCGATGGTTATATTTGGAAGTATATGTTTTCTGTTGATGAATTTACAATGAACAAGTTTTCAACAGTTGATTATATGCCTGTGGTTATTGATCGTACAGTCACTGATAGTGCTATATCAGGAGCTATTGAAGTTATTGCAGTTACTGATGCTGGTAGGGGATATGATAACTACATCCCTGAAGGTGAATTTGAAAGTGTTCGTATTGGTGAAAATTCTCTTCTTTATGGTATTGGATTGAGTGCTTCTAGTCTTGACAATTTTTATAATGGATGTATTATAAAAATAACATCTGGTGAAGCCAAAGATGATTATAAAGTAATTACTGATTATCGATTTGATAGTAACACTAATAAAAAAATTATTACAATTCAGTCTGCATTTTCTGGTAATGTTAAACCGGGTGATACATATGAGATATATCCAAACGTATTCATTTACGACACAAGCGGAACCAAGATAACTGATTGTTTTGCTCGTGCTATCGTTGATCCTACCAGCGCCAATTCTATCAGTAAAATAGAAATTCTTAATTCTGGCTCTGGATATCGTTCAGCTACTGCAACTATTGAGATAAATTCAATAGTTCCTGTTACTATTTCTGCTGCTTTAAGAGTGATTATGTCTCCTGAAGGCGGTCATGGAGCTAGTATAAACAACGAACTATTTGCTAGATATGTCGGCATCAACAGTTATTTTATTGGTGATGAGATTCCATTATCTATTGATAATGATTATAGAACTGTGGGTATTATCAAAGACCCGTTATTTGCTAATGTTAGTGTTCTACTCGATTCTTCAAAGACTGTAGGTCAGTTTATTATTGATGAGAATGTATATCGTTATAAACCAATCAAGCTACATGGAACAGTAGATGTAGGTGCTAATAATATCGTATATTCTTCTGGGGTAGACTTTGAAGAAACATTAAGACAAGACGATAAAATTATTATCAATGATGGATCGTCCAATTTCTTTGCTACTGTAAGTGGAATAATTTCTAATAACGTATTAAGTGTCATTTCATCTTCAAGTTTTGTTGGTTCAAATTGTTCTATTAGTTTAATTGAAACCGATTTGTATGGTACTGTTTCTTCGTATACCACAAATAGATTAAATTTGACTAATGTATCATCAAAAAACCTAAGCATTGGTAAAAACATGATTGGTGAGGAATCTTTTTGTACTGCTGTTGCTAATACATCTGCCGTACCATCTGTTTTTATTAATGAAAGAGACGCTGATGAATTCAAGAGTTTTAATCAACTAACAAAATTTGTTGGTAGTGTAAGTGTTTCTGGTTTTGTTGACGATGAAATTGTTGTTCAAGAAGGTGCTTCTGGATATTCTCAACCACAAGCAAGTTTTCATTCTATTATTGATAGTATTGGTGGCCTTGATGATACTATGTATGTAACAAATGTAAAAAACACATTTTTAACTACTGCTGATGGAAGTGATGGAATAATTAGAGGAAATTCTTCAGATTCATACTTTATTGTGTCGAATAAATATAATGGAGAACTCATCCCAGATAGTGGTGAAATCCTTTATATAGAAAATCTAAACCCAATTACACGTAATATCAACCAGACAGAAGTTGTCAAGCTTGTATTAGAATTCTAGAAGTACCACTTTTACTAAATAACTTCTTTAGGAGTTATTAAAATGGAAAAATATGGGTTTGTATACATCTGGTTTGATCGTAAAAATAAAAGATATTATATAGGTTCTCATTGGGGAACTGAAGACGATGGATATGTATGTTCTTCTCGTTGGATGAGAAATTCATATAAAAGAAGGCCATCAGACTTTAAGAGACGTATATTACGCAGAATCTATAGCAATCGAAAAGATTTATTGACTGAAGAATATAAATGGCTTGAAATGATATCGGAAAAGGAACTCGGTGTTAATTACTATAATTTAACACGACATTTAAATGGTCATTGGTCTACAAACGACAAAAATAGATTAAATGTGGGGCAAAAAATATCTCAATCACCACATAGAAGAGAAAAAATTTCTAAAAAGGCTAAACAAAGAGCTATAGAAGGCAAGTGTTTTACCGATCATGCTAGAGAACGACAAAAAATAGTAATGAAAAATTATAAACATAGTGATGATACAAAGGCAAAAATTTCTTTATCTTTAATGGGGCGTGATGTTTCTGACGAAACACGTAAAAAGATTTCAAAAAAACATACAGGAAAACCAAAGCCGCCGCTCACAGAAGAGCATAAAAAGAAAATATCAATGTATAATAAAGGGCGTAAACATAGCAGCGAATCGCTTATTAAAATGTCAGAAAATAGTGCTGGCAAGCATAAAGGCACCGTTGCGGTTACTACTAAAGATGGTATAAATATTCGTGTGTCTAAGGAATTTTTTGATAGTCAGAAAATTGGCCCAATAGAGACATGGCAATTTGTTTCGGTTTCATCTAAAGAATCTAAAAAAAGAAGAGAAAACTATTAATGAGCATTCAAACAGACTTAAGTGTTTCACCATATTTTGACGATTACAACGAGACGAAGGATTTCTACAAAATCCTGTTTCGTCCCGGCGTATCTGTTCAGGCTCGTGAATTAAATCAACTTCAAACAATTCTTCAAAAGCAGATCGAAAGATTTGGTGATAATATCTTCAAGTCTGGTACAATTATTGATGGTTGTGATATCATCTTTAATAATGATTTTCAATACATCAAGATTAAAGATGCTGAAACTGATCAGACACCTGTTGAAGTAGCAAAATACAACGGTTATAATGTAAAGAACTCGCCACCAGATAATATTATTCCTCTTGTTGGTACGATTGTTACTACTGCTTCTGGTTATGAATCTCGCTCACCAGACCTTAACACTCTATACATTAAATATGTTAATTCAGGTTTTAATTCTGATGGTATGGGCGGTAGTATTGAACAGCTTAAGTTTAATCCAGATGAAGTGTTAACTGTATATGATCCAGACAATGTAATCGAAAAGATTGATGTAAATAACGGCGCACAAGGGTTCTCGACGGGCGATAGTGTTGCTATTGTTAGTGCTATTGCTGTTCAAAATAGTACATTTGGTACAACTTTTGCAAACAATTTTGTTGTTGACGATTATATTTCTGATGGTACTGCAAACTGTCAGATTATTGGAATTGACACCACATCAAACACTGAAGTTGTAATCATTAAAATCAAACCAATCGCTGCTGATCTTAGTGCTGGTGATTCGTCTAAGTGGACATTTAGTGTTGGTAGTAGCGTGCAGTCAATAGGCGCAATTCCATCGAGTGTTGCCACTGTTGCTGGTATTGTTGGTAGTGGAGCAAAGGCTTCGCTCACACTTGGTTCTCTAGGCGTTATTAAAGGCGTAAATGTATCTCAAAAAGGAAGTGGTTATTATGTCACTCCTTATATTGGTATTGTATCTAAAACTGCACCAGCACAACAAATTTCAATCGCCAGCTTTACAGCACAAAACTTTTTGACACGAGTTACAATTGCTGGTGCTGCTGAATTGCCGGTTGGTTCTGGATATGCTATAACTGTTGGTGAAGGTGTTATCTATCAGAAAGGATACTTCTCACGTGTTGCTCCTGAATTAGTTGTGGTTGAAAAATATTCTAATTCTCCTGATGCAATTTCAGTTGGGTTTGAAACTAATGAAGCAATAATTAACTCTAACCAAGATACATCACTGCTTGACAATGCAACTGGCGCACCTAACTATGCTGCTCCCGGTGCTAATCGTCTACAATTAACACCAAAGCTTGTCAAGTTGACAAAGGCTGAAGCTGATCTACGTGAAGACTTCTTATACATTGCAGAATTTAGCGGCGGCCAACCATATAAACAAAACCGTCAGACAGTCTACAATAAAATTGGTAACTATATTTCTCAGCGTCAATATGAAACTGCTGGTAATTATGTTTTAGACCAATTCATACTTAATACCAAATCTCCAAGCACCCTTGCGTCTGAAGCAACTCAATTTAATGCATATATTGATCCGGGTGTTGCATATATTAATGGTAAGCGTGTATCAACAAATAACAACTATGAAATTAGCGTTGATAAAGGAACCGATTATTATGTTGCAAATCCTGCAACAATATCACTTAACTATGGTAACTATATCACTGTTAATGAATTTTCAGGAAATTTCCAATTTAATAATGGCGATCTTGTAACACTACATAAAACAGCATATCAATATTATACCTATAATGGTGGCGTCGGTCGTGTTGGTTCTGTTCCTTCTGCTCCTGATACTGCTGTTGGTACTGCACGTATTCGCTCTGTAGTTTATGATTCTGGTACAATAGGAAGTGCTTCTGGTACATATAGAGTATACCTTTTTGATATCAATCTAACTGTTGGTACAAACTTCTCAGATATACGTTCAATCTTCTATGATGGGACAAATAAGGGTATTGCTGATATCGTTCTAGAGAACGGAAAGGCTGTTCTTAAGGATAATGACACTTCTTCGCTTATCTTCTATGCTGGCAATCCAGCCGTGAAGAAAGCAAACAACGTTTCATATATTCGTCGTACAGCCGATACACAAACTTTAGCTACAACTGGTCAAATGGCTATATCATTAGCTGATGGTACTTTTCCTTATACTGGTACACTTAACAGTGTTCAAGAAAGAGATGTTATTGTTACTCCTCTTGCATCATTTAGACGTGGAACTAATCTTGCAGGAACTATAACATCAGTTACAACATCAAATGTTATCAATGGTTCTTCAACAAATTTTGTAAATCAAATTAATGCCGGTGATTTTCTAACTTCAGGGTCGAACTACATTGGTCAAGTTAGTTATGTTGCTAATGCTACACAACTATTTCTATCATCAAATGCAGCTACTGATATAACCGGTGGAACGTATACTTTAATGTTCCCTAAGAACGTTCCAATCTCGTTCAATCGTTCTGATAGAACAATGGTTGTGAGTGGATCAAACCAACTACTAACAGTTACAATGAACATGACAACAAACGTTGAAGTTCAAGCTGCCGTTTCATATAATGTTAAATCATCAGCGACAGCGGTTGCTAAGACTGTTAATAGAAATAAGTATGTTCGTTTAGATGCAAACACAAATGTTGCTGCTAATACTGGCCCATGGGCATTAGGCGTTCCTGATGTATTCCGTCTCAATAAAGTGTATAAAGCAAATGCTAATACAACTTATGTTCCAACTCATGCAATTGCTGAAGATGTAACACAACACTTCTACGTTGATCATAATCAGAACGAAGATTTTTATGGCATTTCATATCTAGTTAAAAAACCAAACTCAGGATTATCAATTGCTAGTGACGATGTTCTTTTAACCTCTGTTGATTACTTCTCAGTAACAAGTGAAGGTGTGAAAGTTGGTGGTGCGTCTGGTACATATCTAATCAATGATGGCATTTCCCTTGGTGAATCGTCATCAACAATTAATACTCTAGAAATACCTGAAGTGTATGGCAATAGAGGTGCTTATTATGATCTACGTGATCAGTTTGATTTCCGTCCATACTCAAACAAAACCGCTACACCAAATACATCACCAAGCTTGGCACCAATCAACCCACTAGAGCCTACTGCTGCTCTACGTTTTGCTAACACAACAAACAAACTTTTTCCTGCACCAGATTCACAGTTAACTTCAACTGTTGAGTACTATCAGGGACGTATTGATCGTGTTGTAATAGACGAAACAAATGAATTCCATATTATTAAAGGACAAGTTGGTACTAATATTGAACCACCACAACCAGATAATGCACTTACTATTAATCTACTAAGTGTGCCACCATATCCTTCAGTTCCATATCAACTATCAGCACAAACTGTTTCGTTTGTCGATACTAAGATTGCAAATGAAAAATATACAGCAAAACGTCTTGACAACTACAGAATTAAGACTACACTGTCTGAAGGTGATAGACTTATTAGCCAGCCACGTGGTTATACCATGGAACAGATTGGTAAGCTTGAAAAGAGAATTAAAGACCTAGAATATTATACATCATTATCTCTTACTGAATCACTTGCTCAGAAGCGTGTGATACCAAGCTTTGACGGCACAGACCGTTTTAAATTTGGTTTCTTTGTTGATGGTTTTGAAGACTATAAATATGCCGATCTTTCAAACCCTGCATATAGGGCAACGATTGTTGATGGGTATTTGTCTCCTCCATTAGATGAAATAAATATTATTACAGAATCTCCTGACTCAACTCTAGAGCTTCCATATAATGAAATTTTATTAACAGGACAAACACGTGCTACTGATGGTCCTGTTGTTGCAACACCACAAGTTCCGACATTAACACAAACAATTGTTAGTGTGGTTCAAAATGAAAGAAATCGTGCAAATGGTGACAATTCTCCATACGTATATGAAGAATTTTTCTATACATTCTCTTCGTTGGCCGGTCCTGTTGAATTCTACATTAACTCAAAGAATAATAATGTTGCTGCTGAATTCTTCCAAAGTAAGACTTCTGATGGTCCATGGATATCAATTAAGTCATCTGCCAGTGCTGCTGCAATTACTGATGCTGATATCATCACTCGTCAATTGAACTTAAATGATGGTAGAAACATTGAACATACTGGATCGCTTGAAAGAATGAATTATGGACCAGTTGGATATTTTCTTGAGGACCAATTCAAGATACTATTCACACACGATCCTAGCAAGGGCCAGTATTACAAGGTAAGAGTGTATAAGGGTGAACGTCACCATGCTTTCTGGCGTGGTGGTAAAGAAGGTACGTTTGGATATAAACTAATATATCCATCAGACACAGACATTAACATGGTTGTACGAGACCCATATATAAACTATATTCAATCCCATTCTAATTATTTTGGCGGCGGTTATACGTTCCCGTTCAAGAATAATCAAAATGTTTAATTTAAAAGGTTAAGTTAGAGAGATGACTATCAATATTCTAAACTCACTATATTATCAAAACAGCTTAGGTGCCTATGGCATTCCTAATGTGTTCCCTACACAACCTATAAATTCTAACTATATTCTTTCTGAGCAGGACATTAATGCTTTTGTGTTTGGTTTAAAACCCGGTACTGTTCATAAAGTGTATCTTGAGGGTGTAGATGTTACTGATATGTGCAAGCAAGACAGTCGTCTGCTGGGTGAAGGTCTGTTATCAAATATCTATGGTTTAATTTCTTTTACCTTTTATTTCTCGCCATCTATTATTGCAACATCAGATGTTGAAAAGGCGGCTGCACTTGCTTCTCTGATCGCCGGTCCAAAAGTTCTTACTGTAAAAAATACAGACGAATCTTCAAAAGCTACAGTAAATATTGATTTGCCTTTGTATGTACGTGAAGCACTGCAAGTTTATTTCAAAAAAACACCAATCGACGGCCAAGTTGCACTACAGAATACTCCTGTTACAACTTCCACTTCCACTTCTACATCAGCAACCAATTACTTTACTACACCAGAATATAATGTCATTCAAACTTTCTATGCTGATCCAGATGTTGTTGGTAAGTCTAGTCAAGTATCAATCACATCTATTGAACTTTATGTCAAGGCAAAACCAAATCCTTCAAAGAATATTTCTGGTAATAAAAAACCCGGTATTACTGTAAAGATATGTGATGTTGAAAATGATGAGCCTATTCTTTCAAAATGCTATGCATCGTCAATATCACGCAAAGAATATGATGATATATATGCATTTGGTGATGCTTCTACGTCAATTACCTTTGGTTTTGATAGACCAGTTAAGCTTGCCACAGGAAAGTTCTATGGTATCGTTATCTCATGCGATGATCCTTCATATGAATTCTGGGTAAACAAGACCGGAGATAAACTTGTTGGTACAAACTCACCATCACCCGGTAGCAATATCGTGAAGGATGGTAAGATGTTCTTGAAGAACAATTCAAATATATTTAAATCTTTATCTGATACCGATCTTAAGTTTAAGATTAATGCTGCTCAATATACAGCAAACCAAGCAACCAAGACTTTTGTAAATGCAAACTATGAATTCTTTACAACTCAAGGAAGTATAAAAAACTTTATTGGTGGTGAATGGGTGTATAAGAATAACACATATGACAGCGGCGTTCTTTCAGTTGTCAGAGGATCAAATATAATTAATGGTATTGGTACAACATTTACCTCGTTTATTGAAAATGATCCTATTGTTGTTTTTGGTGATGGCACAAAGAAAGAAGTTCTTTTTGTAAAGACAGTAGCAAATAACACATCAATGACAACAAAGAATGCGGCACCATTTACAAATACCGGTTCTAGCTATCTTAAGACTGTTGTTGGTAAGGTATACTATAAGGACGAATTATCTAATAAACTATATCTAAATTATTCAACAGCGAATGCCATATACTTCGACGTTAATAATAAAATCGTTGGTATTGATTCTAATGCTTCTGCAAACATCGTTTCTATTGATACTCTTTCTATCGATAGAATTAAGTTGAAGGGCGATGTTAAAACCTCTGCTGCTGGTAAGATTGATATCAACTTCTCTGCTGCGGAAAACAACGGGGGAACATATAGTTACACAGGACAGCGTGATGAATGGATTGAAATTAATGATATAAGAGTAAAGAACATCACTAAATATGATGCACAAATTCTTTCTCGTTCACAAGAAATTATGAATAATAATCTATATAATGATGCATCATTACTTATTAACAATAAGTCTGTTAAAATAGATGCACAGCTTCAATTAAACACATCTGCTTCAAACTTTTACACATCTCCTTCAATTGAAGGAAACCAAATCGATCTATATTCGATCAAAAATTTGGTTTCAAATACTTATACATTTACTTCAAATGGAGTGGCATATGATAGTGAAGTTGGCGGTAATGGAACTGCTCTTGCTCGTCACATTGCCAAAAAGGTAGTATTTGCTAAAGATCGTTTTGCTGAAGATATTCGTGTATTCATGACAGCATATCGTCCAGTTGGAACAGAAATTAAAGTATATGCAAAGGTTCATAACTCACAAGACCCAGAACCATTTGATGATAAATCATGGACACCACTAGAGTATATAACAAGCGCAAGTACATATAGTTCTAGTGAAGACCCTAATAATTTTATTGAGTATGAATTAGGGCTTCCTACTGCATCAGAAACTATTGACATTCCGGGTGTGTTTAAAACAGTATATGCTAATACGAATGTAGCAGCAGCTAACGTTAATCCACAGTCATATCTCTCCAACAACGATGTTATTAAAATTTATAGTTCAATTTTTCCACAGAATTATACAATTGCCGTTGCTAAGGAAGTTGGTGCAACATTTATTACACTAGGCTCTCCAATTTCAAGTAATAGTGTTGTAAGTGACGGTATGTCGGTTGCCAAAGCTAAATATCCAAATATTGCTTTCAACAATCCAATGAATAACAACATCTCAAGGTATTACAATGAAGCTCTTGTTGAGGTTGATACTTTTGATTCTATGCAAATTAAAATTGTATTCCTTTCAGATTCAACATATGTTATACCAAAGATAGATCAAATTCAAGTAATAGGTGTGTCAGCATGACATTTATACGAGATGATAGCACTGGTGCTATTATAAATAATGATGACAACTATTATAAAATGATTTTGGCAAAACGTGAAGAAAAGAAGAAAGCAGATAGCCTTCAGAATAAAATGAATTGCCTAGAATGTGAACTTAAAGAAATCAAAAATTTACTTAATCAAGTATTAAACGGGAAAAATTATGGCTAGACAAATTGCCAATGTTGATATTCAAGTAGACACCTTTGGTTCGTGGGTAACTCGCACCAATCAACTTTTTGAATCATTGTCTAATGAGATTATGACTGCTAATAGTACTAGTGGCATCACTGGATCAACTACAAGTCCTCGTAATGCTACTCTTCACGGCAGGTTTAGCACAAACAATGTATTCACATCGAATACATTCCAAGTTGCAAATTGTATTTCTGCAAACAGCACAACATTTATTTTTGGTCCTACTACAAGAATTGTTGCTAACAATAGAATTGGTGTGGCAGGACAAATTTTAGCGATTGGTACTGGTGGATATTTGTATTGGACTAATGCTGGTCTTGGTACAGTTACAAGAGTTCAGGGTGGTAATGGTCTTAATGGTGATATAACTTCTTCTGGTTCATTGACTGTAAAACCAAGCGATGGTATAAAGGTTAGTTCTGCTGGTGTCGCTGTTGATTCGGCATATATTGCAACACTTACTTCTGCTAATACAGCAAAATTAAATTCAAAAACATGGGAAGCGCCCGCTGGTATTGGTACAACTACTCCAAATGTTGGTAAATTTACTGCAATCACTGGCACATCATATTCGATAACAGGAGATACGGTTTTTGTTTTGAACGAAAATGTTTTCCGCACACCCGGTTACATTGAATCTATTACTCCTGCCTCTGGTACTAGGGGCGGTATAAATCTTCGTGCTGCTGATGGCGGTAATGCAAAATTAAGAGTAACTGATTATCTTGGATCGACAGTTTATGGAACTGTTACAGTAGATAGTACTGGTGAATGGTCATGGTCTGGTGATTCTTCTACTACAGGTTCTTTTGCCGCAGCAACTGCTTCATTGACTGGTAATCTTTCGATATCTACTGCAAATGCTCTTGGTGGCGGAATCAGTATTTCTGACGCTGGTGATATTGCCGATCTAAATGATGGTTATGCCTCTATGCGTTTCACAAACGGCATAAAAATTTATTCGGCAAGTAAAGGCGGTACTGGTAAAATTGCGCTTAATAGTAATGGTACTATTTACTCTGGTTCAAGTAAATTCTTAACATCATCTGATTTCACAACAAGCGCAGTATCAAATGGTGGATATACAAAACTACCAAATGGAATAATTATGGCATGGGGTACAGCTTTTGTTGGATCAGACTCTTCTGCTTCTATTACATTCCCCTCTGCTTTGTTTACTAATGTTTGGAATGTGCAACTAACACATCAAGATACGACAACTGGTAGTGGCTCTCCACAGGGTTCTTCTGCTGTTTCCGGTTTAACCAATACAGGATTTACAATTTATAATGATGGCACTGCACGTAATCATTATTGGTTTGTTGTTGGAAATTAATTAAATAAATTTGATAAATAAAGAATACAAATAAAAGGGAAAACGAGTGTCAAGCAAAATTTATAATATGACGGATACATGGAATGATAACATTCTTCAGTATTCTGCCATTAAGATGAATGTAGCAGATATCAACTCTGCAATCAACTCAAGACTTATTGATCTTCAAATTGAAGGGTTTAGTAAGTTTGCGGTTGACAAGATTGGTAAAATTGTTATAGGTAATATGGACATTCCAAACGTTAATGGTCTTGAAGAGGCTATTGACGTTCTTTCTGCTGCTGGTCTTGGAAAGGTTGATATATTTGCTGCCAATACCGCAGTTCTTAATGCAAATCTTAGTTATAATGCAAACACACTTGCTCTTGTTTATGGCGACCCTGTTGTATTAAACAATGATTTTTATCTTAAGGTTGGTGGTTCTGGTACAGGATCATGGTCAAACACTGGTATAATTCAGTCACTTTTAACACAAATCGTTCCTAAGAAAGATATCGCTCGTACTTTCTATGTTACAATGTCTGGTTCTGATAGTAATAATGGTAAAAGCGTTTACAAAGCAAAGGCCACAGTAGGCGCTGCTCTTGAAGCTGCCGCTGCTGATGGTAATCCATGCGTAGTTATTGTTCATCCCGGCGAATACTCAGTCGGCCCAAATACGGTGGTTCCTAGAAACTGTGCTCTATATGGTTATGACGTTCGTGTGACTACGCTTTATCCTTCGTGGAACCAAACTACATCACCAAACAATATGTTCCTTCTATCAAGTGGTGTAAAAGTTCGTGGTTTTACCTTCAAGGGATTACAACACGAGCCATTCACTATAGAGGGCGGTCCACCAAAGTATGGTTATGCTTTCGCATTTAAACCGGGCGAATATATCACTCGTTCTCCGTATATTGCAGATAGTACACAAATTCATGATTTCACATACGAGCAAATGTCACTACCTATTGATCGTGAGGCAGGAAATCCGCTATGCCCATTTGGTGGGGGCAATCTATATGCTGATGGTGCTGTATTAGACCCAGATTCACCATTAAGATCGGTTGTTGTTGACTCATTCACTGCGGTCAATCCAAACGGGGTTGGTTATGCAGTAGTAAACGATGCTCTTGTTCAGCTAGTTTCTATATTTACTAACTGGTCAAGAGTTGGTGTTTGGGCACATGCTGGTGGTCAGATTACAACAACAAACTCAAATAGCACATTCGGTGACTATGCATTCGTTTCTACAGGATTTAGATATGCTGTCAAGATCGATGGAGTAGCAAACGCTCAGAACCTTAGCGTATCTTCAAACCTAGCAAATTACATTTCAAATAATATATCAACAATTGTTTCGTCGTTGATGACAAAATATGAGGCAATTGATGGATGGACAACCATTTCTTCAAATCCTACATATCTCACATTAACTGCTAGAGACACGACTACACTATTAACTGAGCTTGCTGATGACATTAAATCCGGTAAAGATCAGGGCGCAAGATTTTTCACATATGGTCTATTTACAGCCAATTCAATTGGACCATCTGCTGATGTTAGATATTCAATTCAAGTTGAGGATACCGCAGGGTTTGATGTAGAAAATTTTGTTTATAGTAGCAATACTACGCATAGTTATGTTGCTAATGGTATAGTATACAGTGTTAACAGCAATACAAACACTATAATTGTTCAATATTCAAAAGGAACATTTGCTGTTGGCTATAATTTAAACGAAAATTTATCGCCATCAACAAATACAACCATACTTTCTGTAGCAACAGCGCCAACACCACCAGACTACGTATTTGCTTCATCACTAAAACCATATTTTCTATATTCATGGGACATAGTGAGGGATACACTTAGAGGCATCACTGCAAATACACAGATTAATGCTGGTACTCGTGCAAACAATATGATTAATGAATTGTTTAGTCTTATTAGTAATGTCGTGTCAACCCCTGAGACATATACAATTCCTTTCGAATCAAGAATTGAAGCCACATCTCAACAGTTTTCATATGCTGGTTCTGGTATTAATTATAATGCTCTACCATATGGCCAAAGAGCTACTGGTGTGGCACCAGACCCAACAACAAATCTATATTCAAACGGTGGTGGTCTTATCTATGCTACCTTCTCCACAGAGCGAGGAGATACATATCTAGGTAAAGACTTAAGAGTTGACTTTGAGCGCAGTACAATTGAAGGTCAAGCATTTTCTAGAGGCGTTCAGAATATCACACTACCATTAATTATTGGCGTAGGAGGCTAATTTGTCAGTTACAAGCAATACAATCGTTACATCGAACCCACCACTAAACTTATTTGAAGTAAATCGTGTTCAGCTTCAAGGAAACAGCTTTTTTACTATTTTGGACGTTCCTAAGTACGTAGTACCAGCCACTGCATTAAAAGCACAATACACAATCAATACAGCAGCAATTATGACCGGTCTTACAATATCAAATATTAAAGAGAATGATATTACGGCTTCTGTTAGAATTATAGGAATAGATGGAGGCGAATATTATGTAGTTAATAAAGCACCAGTTCCTGTGAACGATTTTATTTTTATTGGTCTAGATAGACAAGTTCTTTTATCTGGTGAAAAGTTACAGGTTTCATGTGCAAGCAATCTAACAACATCAAATGATGCAGTAGTGCATTTTTCGTTTATTATAAATCAACGTGAATCATATACAGAGGTAAGATAATATGAATAGTGGTTTAAAATATGGGTCAGGCAAAGAAAAGTTCATTGGCTCTGGATTAACAGCCAACCTAGACATTATTGATGCAACATTGTATAAAGGATCGTTGGCTTTTGCTGATGATAATGCTGTTTATATTTCTGACGGTTTAGCATGGGAACCTCTTCAACCACCAGTTATTCGTAGACCAACAGCGATTGAGGCTGTAACACAAGCCGATAGACGACTTCTTCGTATAACACCGTTTACTCCCGGTGTCAATTATGAAGGCAAAATATATTATACAAGAACTTCATTTTATATTAGTCTAAACCCAGACATGACTGATAAAATTAAAATAACAACAACAGACGGCGCACAACTCACTTTAGCTAGACCCGAGGGTGTTGATGGTGTTGATGGTTTAACACTAACAGACACTGATAATGGCAACACACTCAAATTATACTTGAGCGATACCTTCTATTGGCAAGCTGAATACTATGGTAATTTTTATGCTGATCCAGACGTTCCTGTTCAAGCTCCATTAACAGATTTACCAACAGAACCTTCTGCTAAATCTAAGGCACAGAAACAAGTCTTTACTGATTATTTGATTGACACTCCATCTTCGGCTACTTTGATTGGAGCAGAAGCAACACGTGTTACTTTGTCTGATTTTTCAAGTCCTTTTGGTCTATCGTTTGGTAGCAGTCTTAGTAATTATGCTGAATTTCAAATTTATGAATTTGACAATGATATGATGAAAAAATCTGGTACTAACCTTACACCAAATAATTTCTTTTCAGTTACAAATCTTAATCTTGATCCTAATATAATGTATGAGTGGGAAGGTCGTTATGTTCTTCCGGGTGTAGCATCTTCAAAGTATTCTGAAAAGAGTCAATTTAAGATTCCATATCCAAATTTGGTTCTTTATATTGATACAAACTTAAATCCTACAACAGACCCATCTTATGAAAAAAAATTCTATGTGACAATCAATGGCACCAATGGAACAACAGCTACCATTGATTGGGGTGATGGTAATATTGAGATAGTTTCAAATAATGGTACTCTTATTTCTCATGATCATACCTATGAAGAGCACGGAATTTATAAAATTGAAGTGAGTGGAAGTATAACACATTTTGGTACTTCAACTTCAATTGTTTCTGGATTAACCGAGAACCTAGCAAATTCACAAATTATGATTGTTAATTGTCAGTCGTTTGGTGCAAACGTAAACATCACAAATCTTTCTGGTGCATTTAGAAATTGTATAAATTTACAAGATGTTCCTGCATATCTACCAGTAAATGTTACTAGTCTTTGGAGCATGTTTTCTGGGGCAAATTCGTTTAACTCACCTTCTGTAAGAGATTGGGATGTTTCTAAAGTTACCGATATATCTGCAATTTTTCAAAATTGTACATTATTCAATCAAGACATTTCAAAATGGGACACAAGAAGTCTTAATTGGATACCAAGCGCATTTCAAAATGCCAGAAATTTTAATGCAAATATTTCATTTTGGAATACATCAAGTATCAATCAATCCATGTCAAGCACATTTGAAGGAGCAACATCATTCAATAAAGATTTGAATAGATGGGACACCTCAAGCGTTCCTTCCTTTATTAGTACATTTAGAAACGCAACACTATTTAATGGTAATGTATCGACATGGAATACATCTTCTGCAACTTCATTACAACAAATGTTTGATGGCGCAACAAACTTTAATGGCAATATATCGACATGGAATACATCAAGAGTTACTAATATGTTTGCCACTTTCCAAAATACTTTGAAATTTAATCAAAATATATCAACATGGAATACATCAAGAGTTACTAACATGGGGCAGACGTTCAATTTAGCAAATTCTTTTAATCAGAATTTAAATCTGTGGAACACTGGTAATGTAACTAGTATGTTTGCCACTTTCCAAAATGCTAAACTTTTTACTGGCGATATCTCATCGTGGAATACGTCAAGTGTCACTAACATGTCGCAAATGTTTTATGGTGCAAGTAAATATAATCAAGACCTAGATTTGTGGAATACTGGTAATGTAACTAATATGTCTACCATGTTTAGAGATGCTACTGTGTTCAATGGTAATGTATCAACATGGAATACATCTAAAGTTACTAGTATGTCTAATATGTTTTTAAATGCAACTAGAGCTAATAGTTCATTAAGTTGGAACACTGGTAACGTTACCAGCATGTTCCAAATGTTTAGCGGGGCAAGCTCTTTTAATGGTAATTTATATTTTACCGATACTTCAAAAGTTACTGATATGAGTTTTATGTTCCAAAATGCAATAAAATTCAATCAAAACCTAGATTCATGGAATACTGGTAATGTGACTACTATGTCGAGCATGTTTTACGGAACAACTTCTTCTATTCCTACTACGTTCAATGGTAATGTATCAACATGGAATACATCTAAAGTTACTGACATGCAAAGTATGTTTAGAAATGCAAGAACATTCAATCAGAATTTAAACTCATGGAACACTAGTAATGTAACATCAATGGGTAGTATGTTTAGTAGTGCGTGGGCATTTGATCAAGGTATTAATACGTGGGATGTTTCTAAAGTTACCGATATATCTTCTATGTTCAATTCAGCAAGAGCATTCAATCAGAATTTAAATTCATGGAACACTGGTAATGTAACTAATATGTCTACCACTTTCCAAAATGCTCAGCTTTTTTCTGGTAACATATCAACATGGAATACATCTAAAGTTACCAACATGCAAAATATGTTTTCTGGCACTAATTCATCTGGTTTGAATAGTATTGCACCAAAAATTGGCAATTTAAATTTGTCTAATTGGAACACTAGTAATGTAACTAGTATGTTACTTATGTTTTTTAATAACACAACATTTAGTGGTAACATATCAACATGGAACACATCTAAAGTTACCAACATGCAAAATATGTTTAGAAACAATTATCAATTTAATGGAAACATTTCAAATTGGAATACTAGTAGTGTAGTTGATATGTCTTCTATGTTCCAAGGCGCAAACACATTTAATCAAAATGTTGCAGCTTGGAATGTATCAAATGTTTCAACCTTTGCATCAATGTTCCAAGGTCAAAGTACTATTATACCGAATGAGTTTAATCAAGATATCTCAAGTTGGACATTAAAGGTATCATCAACAAGCGTAAAAATGGGTTCTATATTTACTAACAGTAAAATGAGTAATACTAATATTTCCAGACTTTTGATATCATTTGCAAATAAAGCTAGTTTAGCTGGTAATCAACCATCTGTAGAATTTGGTGGTATGTCAGATAAATTCTTTAAGAACACATATTCAACAGCAGATTTTGGCGGTCCTTATAATCTTACATATGATGCTAAAACATACTTGATTGATCAGGTTGAAGGAGCAAAATGGGTACCATTTACCATAAATTCGGACAACACACCATGACAACAGTAAAACCACTATGGGAAGAAACGAGAGACCTTCATCACGCATGTGAAGCACATGAGGTAGGTGGTGCCATGGCAACAGGTAATCCTCCTCGTGTGTGGTATGCTGCGTGGCTTAGAGCACTATTCCAAATCCATAATGTGATCGATCTTCATGTTCCAAATGAAATATTAAGATCGTATCAGATTCTTGAAGACATGTCTTGTATGGATGTTATGGTAGGTGAGCTTAGAGCCGCACAGGAATATATCAAGACACTCAACAATGACAAGGCTATTGACGGTGCTATCTATGTTCTAACAGGCGCACATCTTATGGGTGGCGAGATTATGCGTAGAAGATTAGAAGGATTCCCAACCAAACATCTTGAATGGGAAGATCGTAAAGCCTCAATAGCAGTTCTTCAAACTTATAGAACAAGAGACGATATAACTGAAGAAGCCAGAGCTTGTTTTCAAGCACTCTTAAATATTATGGATGAAATTAAAGATAAATATCCTAACGGGGTATAATATAAGAGAGTAAAATGGCTACTAAAAGTAACATCAATATTGATCAGGGTACTGATTTTAGAGTAACAGTTAATGTAACTGACGGAAACAATGCGCCCATAGTTCTCACTGGATATACTGGTAAAGCACAATTTCGTAAGCATTATACATCTCTCACTGCTTATGATTTTGGTGTAACAATATCAAACGGTGCTGTAACTCTATCTTTAAGTTCTAGCAACTCAAATTCAATCAGTCCCGGTAGATATGTGTATGATTGTGAGCTAACCTCATCCACTGGCGTAAAAAGTAGAATTGTAGAAGGGATTGTGACCGTTTATCCACAGGTCACTAAGACATGACAGATTTAAACAACATTACTGTTAAATTAACTGAGACTTCATTTAATGTAAAGGTGAATAAAGTAGACGGAAATATTCAGTCTACTGATCCTATTACAGTGAAGAACCAAATTCAAGAGATTCATACTATTGATGATCTTGGGTTGAATTTGACTAATCGTACTGATGGTGCTACTTTAATATGGAATGCTACTACTAATCAATACGATGTAAAATCGGCATTTATAACAAATTCAACCACTGGTAGCGTTTCGGTTAATAATGCATTATACTTAAACAATAAACCCGACACCTTTTTTGCTGCAAATAGTGCTCTACAAAACTACTATCTAAATACTAATCCTTACGGGTTTGTCAACTCATCATCTGGTGTTGCCGGATCAGCAAACAATTCTCAGTTTTTAAGAGGAAAGACTGAGGATCAATTAAATGTAAATAATGCCATTACGTCTAATAGTGCCTTATACTTATCAGGAAAATCAGAAGGCACACTTAACGTAAATAATGCGATATATGCAAATTCTTCGTTGTATTTGGGCGGTAAGACAGAGACGAACCTAAACGTAAATAATGCGATATATGCAAATAATTCTTCATACTTGGGTGGTAAAGCTGAAGGAAGTCTTAATGTAAACAGCGCAATTTATATAAGTGGTAAAGTTGAATCAAATCTTAACGTAAATAATGCGATATATGCAAATTCTGCAACTTATTTAAATGGTAAACTTGAAGCAGAGCTTGATGTAGACACCGCCACATATGCTACCCTTTCTGCGCTTGCAATAACAGCCAATACTGCAACCTATTTTAATGGTATTATTGACTGTGGAGTCTATTAATGGCAAATAATCAAATATTTTTTAAACGCAGTAATGTAAAAGGTAAAAAGCCCCAAGCTAATAATCTTAGCTTGGGCGAAATTGCAATTAATACAAATGATGGTAGACTTTACACCAAACGTTCTTATCTTAATGAAACTAATGATCCAACAGAAGCCATAGTTGAGTTTGTTGGTAAGGTTCCTGTAGGAAATGCATTCTTTGTATCAAAAAATGGTTCTGATCTTAATGATGGTATATCATGGGATACTGCATTTGCAACTATTGAAAAGGCGCTTCAAGAGGCTACTACACGAAACGGTCTAATCACTCTTATCGATATAGGGCCGGGTGAGTATGAGACTGAGGGGCATCTTGATATGCCTGACAATTGTATGATTCGTGCAGTGCATAGAACAGTAATCTTTAAACCAAAGGCTGGTTTCAAGCAACGCAACGTATTCAGAATGGGTTCTGGATGTTTTATAGAAGGTCCGTTGTTTGAAGAATGGCAGCTTGATAGTCTAGATAATCCTACAGAAGGTTTTGCTATTTCATTTCGTCCCGGTGCAGTCATCACACGTGCTCCATACGCTCACAAGATTGCTATTAGAACACCTCCATCATGGTCTTATATTCCGCCACCACTAGATGCTGCCAATAGCAATCCATATGTAGCGGTTGGTGCCGGTGTTGTTCTAGCTGACGGCGCTGTGTGCTCTCCATATAGCATTTATCCTAACATCATGACATGGGGTGCTACTCCTGTTACACATAATGGTATAGGATATCTTGCTAAGAATGGTGCTTTGATCAATGCGGTAAACGCAGTTTCGCTTTGGTGTCATAGACACTTCATGGCAGCTAATGGCGGTCAGATTATTCTTTCATCTTGCTCGACACAGTTTGGTGACTATACATTGGTTGCTACTGGTGGTCGATATATTCTTTATCCAGAAGAAGCAAATACTACATTATCCATACAAGCAACATCAGCAAATTCTATAAATAATTCACGTGGAACAATCATTAATAATTTATGGGCAAATCTTGTTTCTAACGGATATACTACAACATGGAATGCAGAAGACGAAGCATTTACAAGAAGAGATTCAAATACCTTCTTACAATGCATAAGTTGGACATTACAAACTGCAAATGAAAAACCTATGCAAGATTTTGCTAAAGGTTTATTTGATTATAATGGAAATAAAGTATACACACCAGATAAACAGAACGCTTTTATTTACTCATTTGAATTCATGAGAGACCAAATTCAAGCTTTACCTGATGTAAACGCCAATTCTGATATTATTGTAGGAAACCTTGTTACTGCTTTAACAACATCATTAACTTCACCAAACTTAAGAGTAGAACCTTCTACGATTACTGCTATTGGTCATACATTTACAGGCGTATTGGCTGGTGTTGCTCTTACAAAAATTCCACCAGTAAGAAATCAAGCAAGTATTCAGGATAGTATTCTTGAGATAAATAATGGGAGAGTTATTGCATCTGGACAGGATGATCAAGGTAACGCTATTTTCGTTGGTGGTCTAGAAATTAATTCGGATACTGGCGAATTGGGTGGTCCTCCATTTGAGCAAGCTGTCAATAGAATTGCAACACGCACTGCCATATCTAGGAGTTTTTAAAAGTGGCTAGAATAACATGTAAAACGCCATCAACAGGTAAGGCAATACTTGTATCGTTGGCTAATGTCACAACATCATTTACGACAATTGCAGAGGCTCCTGACTTCTCTGTTCCTGATCCTTCGCAAAATTATACAACAAGAGACCCTACAGATAGTACAAGAGCTATCCGTCCCGGTGAAATCTTTTTTGTTACACCACTCTCTGTTAAAAATAAAACAGAAAATTTAGCATGGATTGAAGTAATATTAAAAACTGAAGCAGATGTGGTGGTTGATTTTGGTCGAGTTGTTATTCCGCCTAATGATACTCTATTTTTTCCTATTCAGGGGCGTAGTCTATTTAAAAGGAATGCTGCTGGCACAAATGGAGACCGTTTACAGATAAGAGCAGAAGCAAACAATACTTTTGATGTTTGGGCCGCTGCGGAAGAAAAACTATCTGCTGAGCACATTGGAGTTATTTAATAATGGCATTTTCTTTTCTATCTGGTGCTATTAAGACTACAAATACAAACTTTAATGTATCTGGATATATTTTACCAACAGAACTTGAGAAGGCTCTAGGAAACCCTAGTGTTGTCGGTCAAGTATTAGCTTCAAATACTAATGGTGTTAGATACTGGACTTCTAACATTTCTTTTGCATATACTGCTAATAATGCTTCATTACTAGGCGGTAAACTTGAAGTAAATCTTAATGTAAACTCAGCCGTATACTCGACAAATACACAATTTGCATATACTGCAAACAATTCTACATATTTTGGAAACAATCTACCCTCATATTATACCAATGCTACCAACATAAACACTGGTACATTGAATGAAGCTCGTCTTCCATCAACAACTGTTATAGCAGGACAATACGGAAACTCTTCATCTATTCCTGTTCTAACTATAGATCAGTATGGTAGAGTTAATACAGCAACAGTTACTGCGGTTGCTGGTGTTACTGCATATGATTTTAATAATTCAAACAATACGTTTACTATTACTACTGGTGACGGAAGTGCTTTCAGAGCCGATTTGAATGGATTGATTAATCTTTCAGTATCAAACGCTATATCATTCTCAAGTTCTGCTACTGTAAATTCATCTGTATATACTGGCACATCAAACAATGCTTATCATTTTGGAGGAAATCTTCCAGAATATTATACCAATGCAACCAACATAAACACTGGTATATTATCAGAGCCTAGACTACCATACAGAATGAATCAAGACGTTACAACTTCTGCTAACGTTGAATTTAAAAATCTTGTTCTATCTGGCACTCTTTCTGTTGCTAATGGTGTTACAGTAATCACAGCAAACAACTTCTCTATTACTGATAATATGATATACTTTAATAATGGTATATTAGCAGGAATTACAAATATCTCTGGTAATGGTACTTACGTCACATTTACTGCGGACAACAACTTTTCGTCTGGTTGGGACGTTTTTGTATTTGGTGTTGATCCTTCCTCTTGGAATGGAACATATCACAATATTCATTTTGCAAATGCTACACACTTTCAAATAGCAAATGCATATAATTACTCATATACAAGTGGTGGATCAGCGAGAGGAAAGACAGACGTAAATCCTGACCTTGGTTTTGCTGCTGGATATAATGATGGAACATATCATCACGCTGGTTTCTTCAGAGACCACAACAGTGGTACGTGGAAAGTATTTGACAGTTATATACCAGAACCAGATATCTCAGTCTATATAAATCAGTCGCATCCTTCGTTTCGTATTTCCAACTTCATGGCAAATACCATCTTCGTTGGCAACAACACTGAATATGCAACGATTACTCCTACAAACTTTAGTGGCACATCAAATAATGCAACTAATCTTGATGGTCAACCATCTTCTTATTATTATCAAACATCAAATCCTTTTGAGTTTGCCAATAGTACATTAGGTACTGCTTTTAATGCAAATAATGTAAATGGTAAATCTGAAGCAAATCTCAATGTCAATAGTGCAGTATATTCTACAAATGCAGAGTTTTCATACACCGCAAATAACTCAAATTTATTAGGCGGAAAGCAAGAATCAGAACTACATGTATCTAGAGCAGACTCTGCTTCATCAGCAGACAGTGCTGTAAACGCTGATAAACTGAACAATAAGACGGAAGGTAACTTAAGTGTAAATAATGCAATTTATGCAAATAATTCTAATTATTTGCAGGGCAATCCTGCTTCATACTTCTATCAAACATCAAACCCATATGGTTTTGCCAACTCGACTGTTGGCACATCAAATAATGCAACTAATCTTGATGGTCAACCATCTTCTTATTATTATCAATCATCAAATCCTTTTGGGTTTGCTAACTCGACTGTTGGTACTGTATTAAATTCAAACAATTTAAATGGTAAATCTGAAGCAAATCTTAATGTCAATAATGCAAATACTGCAACACATGCAAATAATTCTAATTATTTACAGGGCAATCCTGCTTCATACTTCTATCAAGCATCAAATCCTTTTGGTTTTGCCAACTCGACTGTTGGTACTGTATTAAATTCAAATTCTGCTCTATTTGCAAATAATTCTAATTATCTCGCCGGTCAACCAGCATCATCTTTTGCAACTACTACCGGCACCATTGAAAATGCTAATAAATTAAATAATCAGCCAGCAACATACTACACAAATGCAACTAATATTATTACCGGAACTCTACAAGGAAATATAATTCCTTCGTATGTAGTTAATACATCAGCAAACTTTACACTTAGTGGAATTTTCACTTATAACGCAAACATAGTTTTGAGCGACACGAGTGCTTTAGTTTTTAATACTGGTGCCAAAATATATGATTCACGTGGGTTTGAAGGAAGTGCAGGACAAATACTGGCATCAAATGGTGCTGGTAATGTTTACTGGACTTCATTAGCATTATTAGCAAATACTGATCTTTTTATCAATACCACTGCTTCTTATACGTTTACTAATACGGCGACTCATACACATAATGCAAATATAGTTCTTAATGCTAATGCATTTCTCAAAATAAATTATGGTGCAGGAATCATTGATTCTAGTGGTACATTAGGATCAACAAGTCAAATCCTCACATCGAATGGCACAAATGGTGTGTATTGGTCTACATTTACTGGTGGTTTACTATCAGGAAATGGTTTAAATTCTAATACAACACATATGAATGTAAATGCAAATACAGGGATTATTGCAAACTCAACAGGTGTGTTTGTTGATACAAGCGTTGTTTCTACTCTATCAACAACACAACAATTAACCAATAAAAGAGTTACGCCAAGAGTAAATACACAAGTGAGTACTTCTCTTCTCTCACCAGATATAAGCTTGTATGACATGTATGTCATTACTGCTCAAAGCACAACTTTAAATATAGAAGCTCCTATAGGAAGTCCTTCTCAGGGCGAAAGATTGATGTTTAGAATAAAAGACAATGGAACAACAAGAACATTAACATTTGATTCGTCAACCCAAAAATATAGAAACATGGGCGTAACTGTTCCTGCTGCCACTAGCCCAACATCTAACGCACTTTATATAGGTTGTATATATAATGCAACTGATGATAAGTGGGATATTGTGGCAGTAGCTAATAACTAAAAGGAATATATTATGGCAACACTATATTTGATTGGTACATCTGCCGCATCAACTTCAGCAACATGGAATACATTATCACATTGGAGAACAGACAATGGTGGCGTTCCAAGTGGTTCTGCTCCTGCTGCTCTACCAAATGCTAATGATGACGTGATTATCTATAAAGCATCAGGAAATTTCTCTGTCACGATACCCGCAGCAGGCGGTGGTGCAGTTTGTAGAGATATAACATTTGGTGGTAGCAGTGGTGTTGTAGGTTTAACTATGGCTGGCACCAGTGGTATTCTAACAGTTTCTGGTAATATGAACCTTTCTGCTGCTCTAAGCGTAGCATGGACTTCAAATGGCTTTCTCAGATTCAATGGACAAGGCTCAAGTTATAATATAAATCCTGATCTTAATGCGAACTTGATTGCAGCGGCTGTTATATTTAATGGATCGTCTACGACAACATTTAATTTAACAGGAAACCTACGTGTAAGTAATGCTAGTGGTGTTTCTCTTACGCAAGGAAATTTAAATTTAGGTACTACTACACTTACGTCTACTCTTTTTGAATCGTCTGGGGCAGGAACAAGAACGTTAACATTTGGTGCTTCTTCTTCTATGTCATTAACTGGTGTCAGTCCTTGGAACGTTTCAACATCAGGTTTATCAATAGTTGGAACTCCTACTGTAAACTTGACCCATTCAGCAAGCGGGGCAAGAAGTATTGTAGTATCTACTCTAAACGCATCTACACCTACAAACTATCCTATATTTATTTTTAGTGGTGCTTCTAGTGGTACATTGACTTTTTCTGGTGGTGGTGCCTGTTATGTTAGAGGAACTACAAGTCCTTCTACGATGACAATAAGCAGCAACACTACTGTTATTGTCGCTTCAAATGGTTTCACTCTCACAGGAGCCATCGTAAGTATATCTGGTGGAACTTTAAACCTTGCGTCAGGTGTATTAACGGCATCATCTATAACTGGACCAAACAGTGGAACTATAACTTTTCCATCTAGTGGTACAAACTTGATACTTAATGATCAAGGAAGTGTATGGAATTTTGTTAGTGGTTATACTATAAACGGAACACCTCTTGTAAGCTTGTCATATGCATCAAGTGGATTAAGAACAATTATATTGGCCCCTCTAAACGCATCTACACCTACAAACTATCCTACATTTATTATTAATTCTGGTACTGGTCCTGTCACTATAACAAGCAGTGGTGTAACTACTGGTACCTGTTTTGTGCAAGGAACTACATCAGGTATTGGTCCTCTTACAATACAAAATAATGCTGTAGTTAAAGTTAACTCTAATGGATTGACATTTACTGGTGGTGCAGTAACACTTGATGGTGGAACTTTAGATATTACTGGTGGTGTCTTAAATGCTTCTAGTTTTATAGCCACTACATCGGCAACATCATCAATTGCCTTTCCACTATCTTTTTCTGGAACATATAATCTTGTTCTTTCAGGAAGCGGAAACATATGGAATTTCACTAATCCGAATTGTACATTTAGTGGTATACCTAGAGTAAGAAGTTCATTTGCGTCATCAACTGCTATAACAATCAACAATACAATCAGTATTGGTAATCTTCCAATATTTTCTATGTCTGGAACAGGCACCACTACTTTTACTGGATATGCTAATCTAGCAGCGGGTGCGGGTTCTTGGGTAGGAACGGGAAGCGTTACAGTAGGCACTGCTGGCGTTGCAACTACCTTATATATTATTGAAGCATTAACTATGGGTACTCTTACACATACAAATGATACTTTAGATTTAGAAACTAATAACGTTTCTATAACAGCTAAAGAATATGTTACTGCGGCATCAAATACAAATGCAAGAACAATAAAGTTTGGTACAAGTTCGTATATTACTTTAACAAACTCAGGTACATCCACATCATCAAGTCCATATTATATTCCAGACAATTTATCTGGTTTATCATTGACTTTTGCTGGCGCTGGAAATCCGGTATTTAAGTTTACAAATACTAGTGCGACTACATCAATATACACAGCAGACTACTCGCCTTCAAGCAAATATCCTTATTTCTTAATGGATGCAGTAACTTCATTTACATTTTCTGTATTTTCAGTCGTAAATGCAACCAACCCATCGTATGTTGGAACTACTATTAATGGAAGTTTTGCAGGATTGACTATAGGATCAGGCACATATACAGGCACTAATATTGGGTTTGTATCATCCGATACTGGAACATTAAATGGTCTAACATTAAGAGATTCTTGCTTATGTACAGGAACTTTTACCTTTACTGCTGGTAAATTAAAACTGACTGCTGATCTTACTTGCTCTACATTTGTATCAGCGGGTATATTAAATAGAGATATAGATTGTGGGTATAGCAAGTCTATTTCTATATCAGGTTCTGGTACAATTTTCAATCCATCAACAACAAATCTGACATTATCAGGAGGAACCGGTAATGGTGGAGTAACTCTATTCATTACATCGACTTATAATGGATCAAATTCTATATCTATCACAGGCCCTATAATTCCTCAGATAGACGGATTTAATGCATATCCTGTTTTTATATTTAAACAAGGTTCAACATTAAGTCCTATAACATTGAGTGGAACATGTAGAATAAAAAATTTCAATGCTGCTAATGCTGTAGCAAGCTTAACTATAGACGGTGATGTATATCTATATGATAATTTTTATTGTACCGGCACGATAACACATAATTCGGGAGCTTTTCGTTTTTATGATAAATATCCTACATCAGCATATAATGTAGAAACAACCGGCTATACGGCATCTGCTGGCGCAAGCGCAGCATCGTTAGATTTTGGTGATGGTTATATGATGGTTAATGCATATGGAGTATCTTCGGGGACATTACTTTCTATACCATCAACAAATACCAACTTTACTATTCAGACCGATTTGGTTGACACCGCTCCTGTTGTAAGATACAATTGCAATCATACTCTTGGTGGATCACGCACATATACTGCTGATCTTACTGCGTTCGGTGATGGTAGTGGACCTTACTTAAAAGTCAGAGGTACAACCGCAAGTACTACATTTAATTTAAGTGGAAGGGCATCAGGTCTTAACTTTGATAGTGATTTTGGAAGTTTTTCAAGAACCTTTGGTGTTCCTACGTTATCATATGTATATGGTGACTTAATATTTTCAAATACTATGACCCTTCCTTCTACATCTTCACAGACAATTATTGTTCAGGATTCATTTTATCCGGTGTCTAATAACACCATAACTATTACTTGTCCAAATACTATTACATTCCCGTTAGAGGTGGATTGTTCGACAAATGAAGTTAAGATAACAAATAATTTGTTATGCAATCAAACTATTACATGTATATCTCCTAAGACAAGACTGCAATGCAACACTGTAACTAGTTTTGGTGTTTACATGACCAATATTTCATTAGAACCGCCAATTGCTGGTGATACAACAACAATTACTTCGTCTAGTAGTAGTAATATATATTTAACACCTTGGTCTGGAACTACTCAGTCTCCTGTACAAATAAATGCAACCTTTTTTCCACAAGCAGTATATTCTAACATTTCTTGGGCAAATATTAATTTTACATATGGTCCTTCGATTACACTTCCTTCTGTATCAGGTTCATATAATAACATAACAGGCGCTGTGCATACCGTAACCTTTACTGGCACTACCTATGTATATGGAACCATAAATGTAGCAAATATAATTGTGGGTGGTGCGGTGACTGCAAACCTATACGATATCAACACAAATGATATAACAGGATCGGGGACTGCAAGAATTTATGGTAATGCAAATTGCAATAGTATTATATTAAACGATGTTTTATTTTATACTGGCGAAGACACAAAAACATTAAGAATAAGAAAACAAGATGGAAGTTTATCCTGTTCTAATTTTTATCTTAATTTTAATACCCCTACGACAAATGGAACTCTTTCATTATTAAACAATATAACATTTGGTAATTCTACTAACTATTCTACTAGCGGCTCTAGTGGTGACTTGCCTACAATATTTAATGGAAAACTTGATTTAAATGGATATACTGTACAGGGTGGGTTTTTTATTTCAGGAGGTGGAACACTAGATTTAAAGGGTGGTATATTAAGAATACATGGTATGCAAGGATCAGTAATACCTAGTGCTAGTTATGTTGTGTCTTCTTATGACGAAGTGTCAGATGTTACTACATATTGTAACGTTTTATCTAGCAGTGTAGGAGGTAAGATACAATTTTATGGATCACGAAATCCTAATAATAATCAATACTATCCAATAAATATTGAGGATAACAATCCAAATGCAAATTATTCTAATATAGACATAGAGCTACATTCTATTGCTATTAGTAACACCACTAATATTTATATGGCTGGTAAAACTATAAACAACATCAAAAACATGAATACCATAAGAAAAGTGGTTAATTTTCAAGAAAATGCATATCCTTATAACGTAAAAAATTTGGAATTAAATAATTGCACTATATCAGGATCGATTTATGGTAACACAGTTATTAATTATGTTGGTCAGAATTATATAAATCTATCAAATTCATATATTTCATATATTACTACTACACCTCAGTATCCGCCTAACAAGTTTATAGCTTTAACATCAAATCAGAATCTTAATCAAGGCAATAATGCCAATATTATTTTCCAGTATAGGTTTGATGGTAAGTTCTTACAAATGTTTTAAATAATATAAATACAATAAAACTAGGAAAAAATAAATGTCAGTTCCAACAACCAGAGATTCTTTCAAAGAATATTGCCTTCGTAAGCTAGGCAAACCTGTAATCGAAATCAACGTTGATGACGATCAAGTTGATGATCGTATTGACGAATGTCTTCGTTATTATTGGGACTATCACTTTGATGGTAGTGAGAAGATTTATTACAAACATCAGATTGATGCAAACAACGTAATCGACAAATATATAACACTTCCAGAAAACATAATTGGTGCTGTGAGAGTGTTTCCTATTGCTGATCCTAGCATTCGCTCAGATGATTTATTCAACATTCGCTATCAGATTGCTCTAAATGATCTTTACTCTCTGACAAGCGTTTCTATGGTCCCTTACTATATGGCCATGGAACATCTTTCACTTATCTCAGAGTTGCTGGTTGGTCAACAACCAATAAGATATAATAGACACAAAGATCGTCTATATGTTGACATGGATTGGTCGAAAGTGAATGTTGGTGAGTACCTTCTGGTCGAAGCGTATGAGATAGTTGATCCTGAAATATATACAGAAGTTTGGTCTGATCGTTGGTTACAAAATTACTGCACTGCAAAGATCAAGTATCAATGGGGTAGCAACCTCACCAAGTTCACTGGTATGTCATTGCCGGGCGGTGTACAGTTTAATGGTGAAAAGATTTTAGGTGATGCTCAGCAAGAAATCGAAAAGATGGAAGCAGAGATGATTAGCAGCTACAGTTTGCCGGTTTCGGATATGATAGGTTAAAAATACAATTAAATCAAATACTTAGGAATATTAAATGCCAAGCGTCTATTTTGACAACTTTAACAACTATGCAGAACAAGACCTTATTGAATCTCTGATCAATGAGAGCCTATCGATATATGGACACACGGTTTATTATCTTCCAAGAAAATTAGTTAAAAAAGATGATATCTATGGCGAAGATACTCTATCTTCATACAATAATTCATATGAAATTGATATGTACATTAAATCATACGATTCTTATGAAGGTGATGGTACATTCTTGTCTAAGTTCAACCTAGAAATCAGAGATTCTGTAACATTTACTATCGCTAGAAGAGCATTTGGTAAAGAAGTATCAACACAACAACCAGAAATTCAAAGACCTCGTGAAGGTGATCTAATTTACTCAACAATGATGAAGCGTCTTTTTGTTATTAAATATGTTAACCAGACGGCCATTTTCTATCAAATGGGAAATCTACAACTCTGGGATATTGCATGTGATGTTTGGGAATATTCTAATGAATTCTTCAATACTGGTATATATGAAATCGATTCGATTGAAACAAAATACACAGTTTCAAACGTTACAGACGATACTGCATATGAAGCAGCTATGCTTGATGTGTTTGAAACAAATGTCGAGTTTCAACAAGATGGTGCTGATATTATAGATTGGTCTAACGTTGATCCTTTCAGTAATGGAGATGTTTAATGTTTAGCACAACGTTTGGTCACGGTACTTTAAGAAAATACATTATTTATTTTGGCACTCTCTTCAATAATATCTGGATCAACAGATATGATAATGATGGCAATCTTGTTCAAAACATGAAAGTGCCGTTGAATTATGGTCCTCATGAAAAGTTTCTTGCACGACTAGAAGGAAATCCTGATCTACAGCGTCCTATTGCTATGCAATTACCACGCATGGCATTTGAAATCACAGGAATTACATACGATTCTAATAGAAAACTTCCACTAACAAATAAAATAACTACACCTGATCCGAATTATCCACCGGGTGTTCTTTATCAATATATGCCTGTTCCATATAACATTGACATTACACTAAAAATAATGGTTAAGAATGCTGAAGATGGTACATACATCATAGAGCAGATTCTACCATATTTCAATCCTATGTGGTCTGCTACCCTTAATCTTGTACCAGAGATGAATATCAAGCATGACATACCAATCACACTTGATAATATTGTTTGCGAAGACACTTATGAAGGTGATTTCATAAATCGTAGAGCTATTATATGGACGCTAAATTTTACTATTAAGGGGTATTTCTTTGGACCAACCCTTTCTGCTAGCACCGGTATTATTAAAGAGATTGATGCAAATATTAGTATTCCTCCCGGAAACATTTTAATGGAATACGCTACACAAAACAACTCACCATCACAAGTTAATATGGAAATCTTTCCTGCACAATATTCAAATGGTCAGCCAGCACATTCAAATAATGCTATTTTTGAGTATGCTTTAACAGGTGTTACAGGACAATTTATTCAAACTGAAAAGGTTTATCTTGATAATTTGAATTACGTATATGTCAGACAAAGCAATGCAACTCATATTGATACAAGTATGGTAAACGGTTCATTAGCAGTTGGTAATACCGTCAGAGGTCAACAATCAAATGCAGTTGGAACAATTAGTACAATTACAAGAAAACCGGTGTATAACCTTAAAAACTACGATAATATTCAATACGATTCAGATTACGGCTTCATTCTAAACTTATACGAGAATTACTAATGTCAAAATACTTAGACAATGCCTTGGGATTAAATCCAATGGCACAATTTGACGATAAGAAAGACCTTGTTCCTGCTGTTGTACAAACAGACAACGAGCAGCTAGAAGAAGACGTTGAACAGGCTCGTGAGAACCTGACAAATGCAATTGATCTTAGTCAAGTAGCGGTTCAAGATATGCTTACAATCGCTCAGCAATCACAACACCCTAAAGCATATGAAGTTCTTAATTCAATGATAAAAACCTACGCTGATATTAGCATGGGTCTTGTCGATTTACAAGCCAAAAAAGCAAAACTCGTTGCTAAAAAGCCAGAAGAAAGCGGTCAAACAATCAACAATAATTTGTTTGTAGGATCGACTGCTGAACTTCAACAGATGCTTGAAAACATGAAGAAAAAAGATGGCAATAATACCGAATAAGGGATACAATGGCAACCCGCTTTTGAAGAAGGCGAGAAGACAAATTCAATGGACTGCTGAGATGCTTCAGGAGTTTATAAAATGTAAAGATGATCCAATTTATTTTGCTGAAAAATATATTCATATTGTTCATGTTGACAGGGGATTGATCCCTATTGTACTATACGATTACCAGAAAGAAATCATGGTAAAACTGATGAACAATCGTCGTGTTACGGTTGTTACATCTCGACAGGCTGGTAAGACCACTACAGCGGCTGCAATCATTCTCCATTACATTCTATTCAATGAACATAAGACAGTTGCCCTTCTAGCAAACAAGGGCGATGCCGCACGTGAAATCCTTGACCGTATCAAGCTATCATATGAAAGCCTTCCTGATTGGCTACAGCAAGGAGTTTTAGAGTGGAATAAGGGTTCTATCGAACTAGAGAACGGTTGTAAGGTTCTTGCGGCTGCTACAAGCTCCTCTGCCATTCGTGGTAAGTCGATTTCACTGCTATACATTGATGAAGCTGCATTCGTTGAAAATTGGGATGAGTTCTTTGCTTCAGTTTTCCCAACCATATCATCTGGTGAGACAACAAAGATTCTGTTTACATCCACACCAAATGGTTTAAATCACTTCTACAAAACATGCTCTGGCGCAAAGAACGGCACAAACGGATATCAGTATGTTGAAGTTCCTTGGCAACGTGTTCCCGGTCGTGGTGAAGTATGGTATAAAGAAACCATTGCTGCTATGGATTTTGACCTTGAGAAGTTTGCTCAGGAATTTGAGTGTGTTGCAGGAGACACTATAATAACTGTTCGTGATACTATTACAGGTGAAATATTTGACACTAGGGTAGATGATTTTTATAATTGGTTATCTATGGATGTATAAACCTAGAAATTCACATTCTTATAAATAGTATTATGTGTTTCTAGGATAAAAAATATGACTGTCTCAGTATATAAGATTACGAGAACTGACGGATTAGAATATGTTGGTATCACCGTAAATACAAAACAAAGACTTTATCAGCATAAAAAATCAAAAAGATTTGAATGTGGTATTAGTGCAATTGAAATACTTTGGGAGGGAGATTCTTATGATCAAGCTGAGGAATTGGAAGAATATTATATAAATCTATATGATACATATTCCCACGGATTAAATATGACCCCTACTGGTAAAGGACTTAATGAGGATTGTAAATTTAATACCTTTGGTTATAAATTTACCAAACAATCAAGAAAGAAAATGAGTGAAACTGCCAAAGGAAGAATTCCTTGGATTAAAGGAAAACATCATAGTGAAAAAACAAAAAAATTATTCAGTGAACAGCGTAAAGGCAAATCTACGACTAAAAAAATTACTGATGAACAATTGGCATTCATAATACATTCATTCAATAATGACACTATTGTGTTTGATAATGAATTTATCAAAGCATCTGTGAAAAAAACAGACAGATGTAAGGTGGTTTCAGGTGTCGATTATTCTATACTTACATCATCAAACGGAAAAAAATTAAATAAAGTAACCCTATATGCGAAATATTTCGCAGAACAGTTTGGCACTACAAGTCAATTAATCAGAGGATATATAACAGGTGAAAGAACTCGCTGTTAATAATAGATATGAAATACTTACTCCTTCTGGTTGGTCTGTATTTTCTGGAGTTAAAAAATCCACTAAAAGTGGCATCGCTGACATCACAACTTTTAGTGGAAAAACACTAAAATGTACTTTGGATCATCCTGTAAAAACTTCATGGGGGTTTGTAGCCGCCCAATGCCTTGATGATAATGATTTATTATCAACTAAGGATGGGTATGATCCGGTTATCAATGTACACAAATCTCTTCATCAAAAAGAATTTGTTTATGATATTCTAGAAGTTGAGAAACACCACGAATACTATACTAATGGTATTGTCAGTCATAATTGTCAATTCCTTGGTTCATCAGGTACACTCATTTCTGGTGCTGTTTTAAAGACACTTGTTTCTCAAAATGCAAATTATTCCCATGACGGCTTGAATAAATACTATGATCCAATAAAAGATCATAGCTATGTTATCGTTGTCGATGTGTCAAGAGGAAAAGGACTAGATTACTCTGCATTTCAGGTAATCGATGTTACAACTATGCCATACCAACAAGTATGCACATACAAAAACAACATGGTAACACCGCTTGATTATAGCGGAACAATATACAGGACTTCAAGAGCATATAATAATGCTACGATCCTAGTAGAAATTAATGATGTTGGCGCACAAGTCGCTGATTCATTATATTATGATTATGAGTGTGAAACTATTGTATATACAGAAAATGCTGGCGCAAGAGGAAAAAGAATATCAACTGGTTTTGGTAAAGGAAGCGGGATTGATAGAGGAATTAGAACAACCAAGACTGTAAAAGCTATTGGTTGTTCTATGCTGAAGCTTTTAGTCGAACAGAGACAATTGATCATAAACGATCACGACACGATCCACGAATTATCTAGATTTTCTAAAAAAGGAACATCTTACGAAGCTGAGCCGGGATGTAATGATGATCTAGTAATGGGTTTGGTACTATTCGCATGGATGACCGACCAACAGTATTTCAAAGAATTAACTGATATTAACACATTAATGAAATTAAGAGATAAAACAGAAGAAGAATTAGAGAACGATCTGACACCATTTGGATTTATGGACGATGGCCAACCTGATGATGAAATAATTGATTTAGTTCGTAATCCGAACAGAGATTTGATGTTCTTCTAAATCCGATATTTTATAAATATAAACATGTAGAACATACAATAAAATCTTTCAAAGGAGATATAAATGGCCGTACAAAATTTTGGTTCAGGTGGTGGTTTTCAGACTAGTCCCGGCATCAACATTTCAGAAATTGATCTTACAACAGTAACTCCTGCTGTAGACACCACAGTTGGTGCTTTTGCTGGTGTGTTTCGTTGGGGTCCAGTGGGTGTTCGTACACTTGTAACTTCTGAAAACGATCTGGTTAATAAGTTTGGTAGACCAACATCAATTAACCCAGAAACATTCTTCACTGCTGCTAACTTCCTATCATATTCTAATGCTCTATACATTAGTCGTGCAGCAAATGCAAGCGTAACAACATCAGCATTTGGTGTAGCAAACACTCAAGCTACAATCACTGCGGGTGCACAATACACCATTCTAAACGAATATGATTTCACAACAAAACAATCATCTATCAATGGTTCAGAAGTAACTTATATTGCTCGTTGTCCCGGTGCAATGGGTAACAGCCTTAAGGTATCAGTATGTGATAACCCAACACAATATTCAACTAATGTTGCTGTTAGAACATCAGACGAAAAATTTAACAGTACAAACACAGTATTCACTCTAAATGTTGGTAACACAACTGGTGAACTTTATCTATATAACAGCAGTGCAGAAAACTTTACTGGTAATACACCATATTCAAATGCCGTTGCTATATCAAATAAGTTCAGTATTGGTGATTATATTGTTGTTGGTGACAGCACAGTTGGTACACAATCTCTGAAAATTATTGGTAAAACTTTACTTGTAGTTAATAACGCTGGTGTAAATACTGGTTCTGCATCAATTACATTTAAATTTGATCAGCCAATGAAACTAGCATCTAACTTCTCATCACCATTTGTGACACGTTATTGGGAATATTACACACAAGTTGATTCGGCACCCGGTCGTTCTACTTGGGTTTCTCTAAACGGTAATACTGCTGCACAAACTGCTAGCAATACTGCACAACTAGATGAAATGCATGTTGTTGTAATTGATGAAGACGGTCAATTCACAAATTCACCGGGTTCTGTTCTTGAAGTATTCTCAGGTGTATCACGTGCAACTGATGCTAAACTTTCAGACGGAACATCAAACTACTACAAGAACGTAATCAACGGTCGTTCACAGTATATTTGGGCTGGCGCTGATCGTGCTGGTGCTGCATCAAATACTGCATTGAATGTTCAGACCACAAATTCTACCACAGTTCCTTCTCCGCTGACTCTATCATTTGCTGGTGGTGCTGATAAGGACGAGACAGATGGTGCTTCTGGTGTTGCGTTTTCTGATCTAGCAAAAGCATATGATCTATTTGTTGCTCCTGAAGAATCTGATGTTTCGCTTATTATAACAGGTAAAGCACGTGGTGTTGCAAATAAAGCACAACTAGCAAACTATGTTATTGATAATATTGCTGAAGTTCGTAAGGACTGTGTTGTATTTGTTTCACCAGATATTGATGATGTTGTTAACAATTCACTTTCTGCTGCTGATGATGTTGTTACATTTAGAACTTCTGTAAGAGATTCATCATATGCAATTATGGATAGTGGTTACAAGTATCAATATGACAAGTATAATGATGTATATCGTTACATTCCATTGAACGGTGATATTGCCGGTCTTTGTGTACGTACAGATGCTACTCGTGATCCATGGTATTCACCCGCTGGTACAACACGTGGTCAAATCAAGAATATTGTTAGACTAGCGTTCAATCCAAACAAGGCACAAAGAGATTTGCTATACAAGAATGGTGTCAACCCTGTTATTTCACAGCAAGGTCAAGGAACATTCCTATTTGGCGATAAAACTCTACTTCCTAAGCCAAGTGCGTTTGATCGTATCAATGTTCGCAGACTATTCATTGTTCTTGAAAAAACAATTTCTAATGCTGCACAATCATCAATGTTTGAATTCAACGACGAATTCACTCGTGCACAATTCCGTAATCTTGTTGAACCTTTCCTAAGAGAAGTTCAAGGTCGTCGTGGTATCTATGACTTCAAGGTTGTATGTGATGAGAGCAACAATACAGCACAGGTAATTGATAGCAATCGTTTTGTTGGCGATATTTACGTAAAGCCAGCACGTTCAATCAACTACATTCAGCTTAACTTTGTTGCTGTTAGAAGTGGCATTGAGTTCTCTGAGATTGTTGGTTAATCGGTATAAATAAGATAAAGGAGAACATAAGAAATGTTTGATATAAATAGTTTTTCGCAAAAACTGGTTGGTGGTGGCGCTCGTCCTACTCTTTTCAGAGTAGACTTAGCAACTCCATTTAATCCCGGCATAAATACAATAACTAGTTTTATGATTGAATCAACTACACTACCAGCATCAAATCTTGGTAGAATTGAAGTTCCTTATATGGGACGTAAGATGATAGTTGCTGGCGACAGAACTTTTGATGCTTGGCAGGTAAATATCATCAATGACGAAAGTTTTCAAATTCGTCATGCAATGGAAGAATGGCACAATAGAATAAATTCACTTGCTGGTAATCTTATGAATACCGGTGGTGGTTCTAATCCTTCCAGATATAAACAAAATGCACAAGTTCTACAATATGGTAAGTCATCAGAAACAGAAATTCTACGCCAATATAATTTTATTGGTTTATTTCCAGTAGAAATTTCTGCAATCGATCTTGATTGGAACAGAACTGATGAAATTGAAAGATTCCAAGTAACTTTTGCATATGATTATTATACCATATCTGGTGGACCGGCTCAACTTAGTTAATTGAATATAAGGATATAATGTGGCTGAATTATTTGGTTTTGAAATAAAGAAAAAGACACCGGAACCCATCTCTTTTGCTCCAAAGCAAACAGACGATGGGGCCGTTGTTGTAGCAGAAGGTGGTGTTTTTGGCACTTATGTTGATCTAGACGGTTCTATTAGAACCGAAGCAGAACTCGTTAATAAGTACCGTGAAATGTCAATGCATCCTGAAGTTGACATGGCTATTGATGATATCGTTAATGAAGTTATTACACAAGAACCAGAAACAGAACCCGTTGAACTTATTCTTGATGATATAGAAGAACTACCAGATAAAGTCAAGAAAATTTTTGTAGAAGAGTTTAAAGAAGTTCTCAATCTTCTTGAATTTAATCAATTATCATATGAAATATTTCGCCGCTGGTATGTTGACGGTAGACTATACTACCATGCAATTATTGATGAAAAAGCACAAAATCTTGGTATTCAAGAACTTCGATATATCGATCCACGTAAAATTCGTAAGGTTCGTGAAGTAAGAAGAAAAAAGCTTGAAGATAATCAGATGGCTAATCAGACGAATAAAGAATACTTTATCTATAATGATAAAGGGTTTGCGAAAACTTCTGGTAATGCTTCTCTACCAACAAATAGTATTGGCGGTCTTAAGATTGCTAAAGATTCTATAGTACAGTGTACTTCAGGTATAACATCATTAAACGGAGATTTAGTACAGTCATATCTCCACAAGGCAATCAAGCCTCTCAACCAACTTCGTTCCATGGAAGATTCGCTGGTAATTTATCGTATCAGCCGTGCACCAGAACGCCGTATTTTCTACATTGACGTAGGCAACCTTCCTAAGATGAAGGCTGAGCAGTACCTACGTGATATCATGACCAAGTTCAAGAACAAATTAGTCTATGATAGCGCCACAGGCGAAATCAGAGATGATCGTAAATTCATGACCATGCTAGAAGATTTTTGGCTTCCTCGCCGTGAAGGTGGTAAAGGAACAGAAATAACAACTCTTCCCGGTGGACAAAACCTTGGTCAGATGGACGATGTTATTTACTTCCAAAAGAAACTTTATAAATCATTGAATGTTCCAATCAGTCGTCTTGATCCAGAAGCACAGTTTAACTTTGGTAGAGCAACTGAAATCACACGTGATGAAGTAAAGTTTGCAAAATTTATTAACAGACTTCGCATAAAGTTTTCAATACTTTTTACAAAAATTCTTGAACGCCAACTTATTCTGAAGGGTATTATCACTCCTGAAGAATGGAATCAAATTAATAATAGAATTCGCTTTAAATTTGCTCAAGACAATTACTTTGCTGAGTTGAAAGAAGCAGAAATTTTGGCTGGTCGTATAAACACCCTACAACAAATTGAGGCATTTGCTGGTAAGTATTATTCACATGAATGGATTAGGCGTAAGGTTCTAAGACAGTCAGACGAAGAAATAGAAGAAATTGATGAGCAGATTATAGCTGAGATGCAAAATCCTCAATATAATCCACCAGAGATGCAAATGCAAGACGGTCAAGACCCAAATGCTGAGCCAGTAGAAGGTGATGGAGATAAAAATCCTAACGATCCTTCAAATAATAAAAAGTGATAAATATATAATAGATTGACTAAAAGGAAAAATTTTATGACAAATACTACTGATTTAATTGGTCTAGCAATTGATAAAAATCCTGTTGACTTTGCTGACGTATTAGACACTCTATTACGTCAAAAGGCAGTCGATGCGCTGGAAAATAAAAAGATTGAATTAGCAAATAGCATTTATGGTGAAACACCAGAAGAAGATAACGAAACTGATAATGACGATACTATAGATATCGATGATCTTGATTTAGATGATATTGATCTGGACCTAGACGATTTAGATTTAGACACAAAGGACGGAACAGATGAGTACGCTTAAAAGAATGTTTGAGTTATTCACGCCAAAATCACCAGACGAAGAGAAATTCGTTAATAAGCACGTGACTACCGAAAACCCAGATCGTAATGAAGTCAATGGTAAAGCCAATGGCGATGATGTATTCAAGGCAACAAATATCAAGCCTGTTGATCGTAAAAAGACACGCTATGGTTACGATGATAGCAATGATAAAAAAGTATACGAAGAAGACATGTTTGATGAAGGCATTATTGATAAGTTATTTGCTAAGCCAAAAAAAGAAATGAGAACATACAAATATAGTTATGGTGACACAGCCAAGTATCCAGAAGGTGAAAAGCCATTCCAGAAGGCAACTAAACCAAAGGCTAAGAATGATCCAGTTCCTCGTGATGAACATGGTGATACTCTTTATCAGAGAGTTCAAAAGTCTCGTGGCATGAATGAAGCAGTCGAACCTGACAATAATGCTGGTAAGCCTTTGATCAATAGAAAGCCATCTGACAATAATGCTGGTAAGCCTTTGATCAATAGAAAGCCAGATAATAAACTTCCTAGAAATAAGAATGTCATGTCATCTTCATTCACCAAAGAAGATATCATCAATCGTACTATCGAAAAGTACATGCCAGAAGTAGCAGATATCAAGCCACTTACTATGGAACAGCGTCTTGCCAAGAAACTTGATGGTCTTTCAGAAAGTCATATTGCACTTCTATTCTCACTATTCACGAATCTAAATGAAGACAACCAATTTAAAATGATTGACACATGCGAAGATTTCGAAGGCATTAATCAGCTTATCGACTTCGCTATAGAAAATAGTAGGGGTGAATAATGGCTGTAACTATTACATCAAATAAAAAAGGTACTTCTGCCAGTATTCATGTGACAAATTCAAATACAACACTCACTATGGCGGGTAATAGTACTGTAAGCGCAATTGCACTTGGTGATGAAGTACTAACAGGTGCTTACATTACTCAGCTTTATTTTGGTCATGATGGTAGTGCCGCTGATGGTGGTCTTGCTGTATATAGAGGTGCTAATCTTGTCATGGCGGTTGATACTTCAACATACGTTGATTTTGCTGGTGCTGGTATGGCTCTTACTGTAGATCAATCAGCAAATCTTGGTATTAGATTTGTTGGTACAAATAATGCCTATTGTTTCCTTGAAGTGCAGAAGGTTGGAAACCTAACCGCTAACTCTCAATACTTCCAGAATTAAGGGGTAATTAAATGAAACTTATTACAGAAACTTTTGAAGACGTAAAGTACGTTACAGAAGCAAAAGAAGATGGAACAAAAAACCTCTATATTGAAGGGGTTTTCCTTGAGTCGGCAATTAAGAACCGTAATGGTCGTATTTATCCAGAACCTATCATGGACCGTGAAGTTGCTCGTTACATGAAAGAAAGCGTTGAATTAAACAGTGCTTTGGGTGAGCTAGGCCATCCAAATGGTCCTCAGATTAACTTAGACCGTGTTTCACATAGAATTGTTTCTCTTCGTAAAGAAGGCACTGCCTACGTTGGTAAAGCACTAATCACTAAAACTCCTATGGGCGATATTGCTAAGGGTTTAATTGAATCTGGTGCTCGTCTTGGTGTTTCTTCACGTGGTATGGGTTCTTTAGTGCTTAACAAAGAAGGCATTAATGAAGTTCAAGATGATTTCAGACTAGCTACTGCTGCTGACATTGTTGCTGATCCTTCTGCACCAAATGCATTTGTTAACGGGGTTATGGAATCAGTAGATTGGATTTATGATGAAAAAATGGGATGGAAAGCCATCGATTTAATTGAGCAAACCAAAAAGACAATTGAGCAATCAGTTAAGTCAAGATCACTCAATGAAGAAAATAAATTGAAGATTTTCAAGAATTACTTGGAAAATATGTCAAAAATCAAATTTTAATAAATACTATAAACTACACAAAGGGAGTAAAATATGGTCGATCTAAAGACTATGACTGAAGCTGAAATTCTAGAATTTGCTCAAAATCTTACTGAAGATGAGTTCAATGACCTAGACGAAGCAAGTCAAGAAATCATTATCAACGTAACTGAGGGCACTGCTGCTGACACTCTTAAACCGGGTGCTGGTTCAGGTGGTACAGAATCAAAGGCACAGATGCTTTCAACATTTACACAACTCTTAGCACAGCTAGGTAAAGAAGATTTATCTGATTTATTTAATCAAGTGCAAGCACAGTTTGGTCCAAATCAAGCACCCGGTGCTGTAGATAATTCTCAGCAAAACCTTGCAACAATTCAGACTAAGCCATCTGCTGCAACTGGTGGTGCTGTTAAAGAAGACATGGATGAAATTTTTTCAGATAATGATCTTTCTGAAGAATTTAAAGAAAAGGCAAGCACAATTTTTGAAGCTGCTCTAAATGTTCGTGCAACTCTAAAGGAAGCTCAGCTACAAGAGGAATTCGAAGAAACTGTTGCTATTCTTGAAGAAGAGTTTGAAACAAAACTTCAAGAAGAATCATCACAAATTTTTGAAAATCTTACAGAAAAGCTTGATCAATATCTTGAATACGCAATTAAAGAATGGCTTGAAGAAAACAAGCTTGCAGTAGAAAATTCACTACGTGCTGAAATTGCTGAAGATTTTATTGAAGGTCTACATGGTCTATTCTCAGAGCATTATATTCGTGTTCCAGATGAAAAGATTGATCTAGTAGCTGAAATGAAGTCTGAACTTGAAGAAATTAAGTTTAAGCTAAACGAAACACTTGATGAAAAGCTTGAACTACAAGCAATCATCGATGAAGCGACTCGTGAAGCTGCTTTGGACGAAATTTCAGAAGGACTTTCTGTAATTCAAGCAGAAAAGCTTCGTACACTTGCTGAAGGCATCGAATTTACTGATGCTCAAACATATAACAGAAAACTAACAATTCTTAAAGAAAATATTTCAGGTAAAAAGACACCAAAGACAACAGGATTTATTACTGAAGAAATCGATGGTGAAATAGGTGAAGATGATAAAACAACCACCGTTCCTGCTCACATGCAGCACTACATGAAAGCAATTTCTAAGTCTGTAAAGTGAAAAACTAAGTTTTTATAAATATAATAGCTGAAACAAGCTTTTAAAAAATACTCAAGGGAGAAGAAAAAAATGACTTATCTAGCAGAAGAAATTCAAAACAAGTGGAAGCCAGTGCTTGAACACACTGATCTTCCAGAAATCAAGGACAGTCACCGCCGTGCGGTAACTGCACAAGTTCTTGAAAACACAGAAAACGCAATCCGTGAAGCACGTTCTGTTGGTATGGGTGGTTCAGGTTTCCTTAGTGAAGCTGCGCCAATCAACTCAATGGGTTCATCAAGTGAAGGATCAGGTTCAATCGATACATTCGATCCAGTTCTTATCTCACTAGTTCGTCGTGCCATGCCAAACCTTGTTGCTTATGATATCTGCGGCGTTCAGCCAATGACAGGTCCAACAGGACTTATCTTCGCAATGAGAGCACGTTATGCTACACAAGGTGGCGGTGAAGCATTCTTCAATGAAGCTAACACTGCATTCTCAGGTCGTGGTGGTGCTAACATGTCAGTAAGTGATGCTGGTTATGGTGGTGCAACTGATGTTGGTGGTGCTAACCTTAACGTTGGTCTATATCCATCAGCGAATAGCAACGCATCTAATACCCTTTATAACTTTGGTGGTGGTATTAAGACTTCTGCTGCTGAAGGTCTAGGTTCAGGCGCAAACGCAGTATTCCCAGAAATGGCTTTCTCAATCGAGAAGGTTTCTGTAACTGCTAAGAGCCGTGCGCTAAAGGCAGAATACTCACTAGAACTAGCACAAGACCTTAAGGCAATTCATGGTCTTGACGCTGAGACAGAACTTTCAAACATTCTGTCAACAGAAATTCTAGCTGAAATCAACCGTGAAGTTATCCGTACAGTAGTTATTTCTGCTGTTCGTGGTGCTGCTGAAGGTACAACAACTCAGGGCGTTTTCGATCTTGACACCGACTCAAACGGTCGTTGGTCAGTTGAAAAGTTCAAGGGTCTAATGTTCCAAGTTGAGCGTGAAGCTAACGCAATCGCTAAGGGTACTCGTCGTGGTAAGGGTAACATCATCATCTGTTCTTCAGACGTTGCGTCTGCTCTTCAGATGGCTGGTGTTCTTGATTACGCTCCTGCTCTTAACAGCAACAACCTAAACGTTGATGATACAGGTAATACATTCGCTGGTGTTCTTAACGGTCGTCTTCGTGTTTATATTGACCCATATGCTGGTTCTAACTACCTTGTAGTTGGTTATAAGGGTAGCTCAGCATTTGATGCTGGTCTATTCTACTGCCCATATGTTCCACTACAAATGGTTCGTGCAGTTAACGCTGATACATTCCAGCCAAAGATTGGTTTCAAGACACGTTATGGTATGGTAGCCAACCCATTCGCACGTGGTCTAACCGATACAGGCGCTGGTACTATTGCTGAAGATACTAACCAGTATTATCGTCGTATCCTTGTAAACAATCTTATGTGAGTTAAGGTTGTCTACGGACAAAAAGATTTTGGGGAGAGGGAAACCTCTCCCCTTTTTCTTTAGTAATATAAAGGAAAATGTGGATCAAGATTAGTCATCCTTTCAGTCAACTTTTTTTCTTCATCTTTAATCCATTGTGGTGTACGAATAAGGGCTTCACCCATGCCTTCACATAGTTGACATACAGACCTATAATCCATACAACGAGAACAAACCCATTCACCATCAGTGATCATGGCCACCATTCCAACTTTTCAAGTTTTTTCTTGCGTTCTTCGTCACTTTTCTTCTGTGCTTCCTCGTAAAGCTTGACAGCAATATACTGAATATCCCAAAGCATATTCTGTTCATCTTCAGTTAGATTGATGTATGTGAAACGATGTTCAGATGTTTGGCGAGAAAGCTTTACAACCTTTTTTGTCCAGAACTTCTTCTTAGAAAAATAAATTCTAAATTTATGATCAGAACCTATCCATCCATCAGTATGCCAACGATATGGCCTTGCAGCGTAGAAATTTCCTTCTACTACCTGTTGACGCACATATTCAGAGAAACGAATCTTTTCAGTCATTTTATTTCCTTTACAAAAAGTCAATTATCCACTATAGAAGTTGATCAGATTACCCGAATCATCTATAGCTCTAACACGATTGGTATAACCATTCATTTTCTGTTTGGCAACTCTTTCCATTAGACTGTTGATTAAAGAGTTACTAGCACTTGAACATGTACTCATTGTAGTCCAGTTACCTGTGTCTCTTAGTCTTTCAATTCGAATCATCTTTGTTTCCTTTATAAAGATTCTCTATAAATACTATATAATATTTCATACCAACATATGGATTATATCAATCCAGAACTGAAGAGTCAAGAGGAAAAATACAAAATGTTTACCCCAGATCAAAATAATTTATCGCAACTGAATTTTAGATTCAAACTAAGCATAACACCCGAGTTAGAATATCGTGCACAGACTGTTATGATACCGGGTATCAATCTAGGAGCCATATCAAACCCAACACCGTTTGTTCCATATTTTAATGCTGGTAACATAACATATGATGAACTCTCTATCAAGTTTATAGTGGGAGAGAAAATGGCGGATTATCTTGAAATTTTTAATTGGATAACAAACCTTGGACACCCAGATAATCTTGAACAATATAAAAATACCAAAGCTGATTGTTCTGTTTACATTCTCAGTAATAACCTACAGCCACAAATTCATGTAAGATTTACAGATGTATTTCCAACTTCACTATCTCCTATTGAGTTTGATAGTACTCTACCAGAAATTCAATACGCAACATCAACAGTAAACTTTAGATTTAATCGTTATTATTTTGATGTATTATCTTGACATTTAAGTAAAAGATTGATATATTAACGTCAATTACTAAAGACATTAAAGGTTATATTATGAAACTTGATTCGATTTACGCACTATGGGCTGAAGACAGTAAAATTGATCGTATGGACCTTGGAGAAGAATCTTTAAAGATTTCTTCTCTCCATCAAAAATACTCCGAAATATATACTAACGAAAAAATCGCACTTCGCAAGTATGAATCTGATTTAAAGGTTCTTAAGTTGGAAAAACACGAATTCTATACTCAAGGACCAACAAATGAAACGCAAGAAAAGGGTTGGGAACTTCCTGCAATCGGCAAGATCATTCGTTCTGATGTTCAACAATATATTGATGCAGACAAGGATGTTATTCAACTGACATTGAAGATTGGTGTTCAGTATGAAAAAGTCTCTCTACTCGAATCTATTATCAAAAACCTATTTAATCGTGGCTTTCAAATAAAGAACGCAATCGATTATATGAAATTCCAAGAAGGCAACTGATGACTGATGTACATCTTGAATACATAAATGACGTTCATTGTAGAGTAAGAGCCGATCCCGGTATATTAATGGAATTATCCGATATACTTACATATAAAGCTGAAAATTATAAATATCATCCAAAATACAAAGCAAGAATATGGAATGGTGATATAAGATTAGTAAACACTCTCACAGGGCTTGTTTATGCTGGTCTTGCTCTTCGTATAAAAAAATACTGTGATAGCATTGGATATAGTTTTTCTTTTGATAAAGAAATGACTTATGATAATGTTTCTGTTAATGAAGTCTTAGAACACATCGAATCTTTAGAGCTTCCAGATTGGCTTGAGACAAGAGACTATCAAGTCGAAGCTGTTGTAAAGTGTTTAAGAACTCGCAGAAGAACGTTGATATCACCAACATCATCAGGAAAATCATTTATGATATACCTGATTGCAACGTGGTACAAACAAAAATCTCTTATCATTGTTCCTTCAACTGGTCTGGTATCACAGTTTGAAGATGACATTCGCTCATATGGTTTCAAAGGAAAGATTGCAACCTCTATAGGCGGGTTGGAAAAAAACAATAACATTGATGCGGATATTGTTATTACCACGTGGCAGTCGCTTGAAAACGGAAAATCTACCATGCCCAAGCAATGGTATGATCAATTCAAAGTTGTTTTTGGTGACGAAGCGCACGGTTGCAAAGCAACCTCTCTCATTAAAATATTATCTGCCATGGAAAACACTCCATACAGATTTGGTACAACAGGTACCCTAGATAACATTGAACTTAATAAGGCCACGATTGAAGGTCTATTTGGTCCTCCACATGTTACAACTACAACAAGAGAATTAATCGATCAAGGACATGCATCAGACATTAAAATAAAATGTATCGTCCTTGAATATCCCGATGACGTTATCAAAGAATTCCATAAGCCTATTTTTGATCCGGTCGCACAAAAAAATAGAAAAAAGACTTATTCAGAAGAAGTGGAATTTTTGATCAATTACCACAACAGAACCAAGTTTATTAAGAACTTGGCACTATCTCTGAAGGGTAATAAACTATTGTTCTTCCGTTTGGTCGATCATGGCAAAATTCTTTATGATGCTCTGAAAGATCACAGTAACGCTTTTTACATTGATGGTGATGTGAAAGATAGAGAAGCCATTCGTAAAGCAATGGAAGACGAAGAGAATGCAATTCTTATTGCATCATTAGGAACTACCAGTACGGGCGTTTCTATTAAAAAACTACACCATATGATTGCTGCTGGTCCATTAAAATCTAAGATCAAAGTGCTTCAATCAATTGGTCGTATGCTAAGACAACACAAAGACAAAGATGAGGCTTATCTATACGATATCGTTGATAACCTCACTAAAGGAGCAAACAAAAATTTTGCTCTAAAACACTTCGAAGAGCGTGTTAACATCTATGATCAAGAAAAATTTGATTATAAAATATATAAGGTAAAATTGAAATGATTTATGTATTTAAGCTTATTTCAGGAGAAGAAATTATCGGAGCACTTGATAGCGAAGACGAAACTTCAAAGAACAACGTAGAATATTTTAACATTACAGGACCAATGACAATTGTTGATGGTTATGACGGTTATGGCGCTGTTACTATGAAGTTACGTGATAGTATGTTATTGTCAGATGAGGAATTTATAACAATTCCATGTAAGTCAGTTATAACATATTATTCAGCATCAAAAATAATGATTGAATATTATAAAAAAGCAATCATCTTTGCCAGAGAATTTACAAAAAAGAAGATTGAGAGGCAGATCAAAGAAGCAACTGAAGAACTTAATGAGGCTATGGCTGAAACAAGCATGGAAAAGGTACTTAGAGAACTTCGTATCCGCAATTTCAATTCTGGTAACGATTCAGTTAACTAAGGAAAAAACATGGCTACAAACGAAGATAAACACTATGTAGATAATAAGCGTCTATACGCAGAGATGATAAAATATATCAACGAATATAGAAAAGCTAAGGATGCAGGGCTTGAACCTCCTAGAGCAAATAACTATATCGGAAAATGTATATGGTTGATTGCTAATAATCTTTCAACAAACAGAAACTTTATCGGTTATTCCTATCGTGAAGATATGATAGGAGATGCAATTGAAAATTGTTTCAGATATTTACACAATTTTGATCCAGACAAATCTACAAATCCGTTTGCATATTTTACACAGATAATGTACTATGCATTTTTAAGACGTATTGACAAAGAGAAAAAAGAGTCGTATGTCAGATACAAGTCTATGGAAAATTCTCTCGTAATGAATACGTTAGTAGAAATGTCACCAGACGATCAATCTCACTTTAATGCTTTTATGATGACAATGGACATGGATAAACTGTCTGCATTATCTGAAAAGTATGAAGCGAAATCAAAAACAAAGACCGCAAAAAAGAAAGGTCTAGAACAATTTTTTGGAGATGAAAATGAGTCGATTTAATTCTGTTCCTGCTATCATACAACAAATGGTAGAGACACTAAAGGATAGTCGTACTTCACAGAATGAAAAGTTCAATAGAGCACAAGTTTTGGAAGTTACAAAAGAATATTGTGAGCAAGCTCTTGCTTCTTGGAAGAAAGAACAAGATAAGCAAAGAAGATAAATCATTAGAAGGGGCAAAAGTGGACCAGTACCAAAACATTAACTATTTTATGAAAGGAGGTAGTCTCTAATGAAAATTGCAATTTTAGGAGACACACACTTTTGGAGTAAGAGGTGATTCGTGGCATTTTCATGACCACATGAAGAGGTTCTACTCTGAAGTATTTTTTCCATATCTAGAAGAGCATAATATTGATAAGGTGCTTCAGGTTGGTGACTTGTTTGATAATAAGAAGCAGATCAACCTGAAGTCCCTTACTTTAGCTAAGGAATATTTCTTTGATGTGATGGATGAGAGAGATATTACTCTCTTTACATTTGTGGGAAATCATGATAGCTTTCACAAAAATAGCATCAAAATTAACACTCAAGAGAGTCTTCTCTATGGGTATAATAAAATTCGTACATTCTCTAAACCTACTTCATGGGCGTTTGAAGACCTTCCTGTATTAATTCTTCCATGGATTTGTGATGAGAATTATGATCAATGCATGAAGATGATTGATGCTGCTGATCCTAAGTGTGTTGTCTTTGGGCACCTAGAACTAGCTGGTTTTGAGATGCATCGTGGTTCTATCGTGAACAAGGGAATGGACAGTAATATCTTTAGTAAGTTCCATGCTGTTTATTCTGGTCATTATCATCACCGTTCTTCAAAGGGCAACATCACATATCTTGGTACTCCATATGAGATGACTTGGGCTGATTATGAAGATCAAAAGGGATTTCACGTGTTTGATACAGACACCCTTGAAATGACCTTTATTCCCAATCCATATCATATGTTCCACATCATTACATATGATGACAGCAAAAATATGGATATTGACTTTGAAGAATTATCTGGTACTGTCATCAAACTTGTTGTCGAGCGTAAAGACAACGAAACGAACTTTGAACAGTTTGTTCACAAGATCGAAGAACAAAATCCTTTCAAGTTTAATATAATCGAACAGAAGACTGTTCTGAATATGGAAGAAGAGGATGATGTTACTGATGCTGAAAGCACACTAGCAATTTTACGTAAAGTGATAAACAATTCAGATGTTACAGTAGATAAGTCAGAGCTTAACGAATATCTTACAGGACTGTACACTGAAGCTTTGTATATGGGTTAATAAATGTTAATTTTTAAAAAATTGCGATACCAGAATTTTCTATCATCAGGAAATCAGTTTACCGAAATTGATCTAATCCGTAATGACCTAACACTCATCTCTGGCAAGAATGGTAGCGGAAAATCTACTATTCTTGACGCATTGTGTTATGTTCTTTTCAATAAGCCATTCCGTAATATCACACTCAAGCAGCTAATGAACACCATCACCAATAAGGGGTTGCTGGTGGAATTAGACATGACTATTAATGGCACCGAATATCAAATTCGTCGTGGCATGAAGCCAAATGTCTTTGATATCACATGCAATGGCAAGCTTCTAGATAAGGAAGGTGCCAGAGAAGATCAAGAAAATTTTGAAAAAAATCATATCAAAATGAATCATAAGACTTTCACTCAGGTTGTTGTGCTTGGTTCAGCAAACTACACTCCTTTTATGCGTCTGACAACACCAGATAGACGTAAGATTGTAGAAGATTATCTTGACATTCAAATTTTCTCTGTTATGAACGGAATTCTCAAGTCCCATATCTTAGCAAACAAAACTAGGATAAAGGATGCAGAATATGCGATTGATCTTTGTCAGAACAAAATCGATCTTCATAAGAAGCATATTGATTCGCTCAAGGCAAACACTGAGGAATTGATTGCTCAGAAAGAGATAAAGATACAAGAGCTTGAAGCAGAGTGTTGTCAATTAAATATTAATATTACTGACTATCAGTCACAGGTTGATACTCTTCTAGAAGATATTGCTGACGAAGATAAGGTATCAAAACGCAAGGACAAAATCCTTGAGATGGGTTCAACATTAAATGAGCGCATTCGTGCACTAAAGAAGGAAATTGATTTCTTCAGTAACCATGATGAATGTCCTACATGTAAGCAGGCTATTGACCCTGATTATAAAGGTGGTGTGGTTGAAAAGCGTAGTAGTAAGCTTGAAGAAATTACTGGTGGTGTGTCCGACCTTCAACAAAAGCTTAAGGACGTTAACAATCGTATCAAGCAGATTGAAGCAACAAACGCACAGATAACTCAACTCAATCGTTCTATTCAAGATAATAATATGAAGGTTTCTCTGTACAATCGTAATATCAGAGAATTGAATAATGAAATTGTTTCTTTACGTAACACATCAAATACTATTGAAGATGATAGTGATTATGAGAAGGACAAGATCGATTTAATTGGACATAAAGATGAAATGTCTAAGTTAAAGAAAGAAAAAGAAATCCTTGACGTATCTGCTGTTTTCCTTAAGGACAGTGGCATCAAGACCAAGATTGTACAGCAATATATCCCTGTGATTAACAAGACGATCAACAAATATCTTGCTGATATGGACTTTTTGTGTGAGTTTAACCTTGACGAAGAGTTCAATGAAGTTTTAAAGTCCCGTTTCAGAGATACTTTCTCATACGAGTCGTTCTCTGAAGGTGAGAAGTTTCGCATCGATTTGGCGCTAATGTTTACATGGCGTGAAGTAGCAAGACTACGCAATTCAGTGGCAACAAATTTGTTGATTCTAGATGAAGTGTGTGATGGTCCTGCTGATGATGAAGCAGAAGATGCGTTGTTTGAAATCCTGAATAAACAGGAAGGCTCTAACGTATTTGTTATCTCACATAATAGTCGTGTCAAGGATCGTTTCGATCACGAGATTAAGTTTAAGAAAGTCAAAAACTTTAGTAGGATAGTATGGTAAAGGATAATATTATGAAAAATCTATATAGTTTTTATTGGGATTGTGGTCGTATGGGTAGCCTAGACGGGTTATTTGTTGCGACACCTGAAGAAGTAGCGGCTGCTATTGGTAAAGAAGCATACTTTGGAGAAGTGCTAGGCAAGCATTCTGAAATTAGTGGAACTGTTCTTAAAGATCATATCACTTTGGTTTCCGATGATCAAGAGAAGGTCAACTGGCTATTAGAAGTTACTGGCGGATTTCCGACCATTAATGGTTTCAATCCTCTCGAATGTATTGAAGAAGATTATTCAGAGTATGAATATGAAGATGAAGATTATCTACCAGAGGATGATGATAATGGCTTTGCATAGAGTAAAAAGTTGGGTTCCTTTCTTTCAGGCATTTAAGAGAGGCGAAAAGAAGCACGATATGCGTGATATGATTGATCGTGATTATAAGGTTGGTGATGAGCTTTTTCTAGAAGAGTATGATCCTTTCAAGGGTGAATATACTGGTGAAGTTCTACGTATGAAAATTACATACATCACATCACGTGATACCCCATGTGCATTATCAAGTGTTGCTCTTGATAAAAATTACTGCATTCTATCATTGGAGTTTGCCAAGTGAGAAAGTTTTACTACACAGTAGATGATCCTGTATTCGATGATTATTTCGAATGGAACCATCAATATGATTATGAAGATTACTCTAACGTCATAGAAGATTGTGCCAAAGAGTATGAAGATAACGGCAATTGGGATAGCGCCACAGAGCTAGAATTCTATCTTTGGAAGCGTGATGAACCAGAAGATGAGCCTGAGTTGCTAGGTGTATTCACTGTATATCGTGAATGGACACCATATTTTACTGCAATTAAGAAAAAATAATCTGTCGCTACTACTATTGGTCGTATAAATAGTAGTAGCGATATATAATGAAGTTTTGACAGGAGTATATAATGATCCATGATCTAATGGACAAGAATCATTCAATTCTAAAGACAGAGTTGGATAAGTTTGATTTTCAAAACCCCCCAACAGACCCAATTCAACTTGCTCATGATCTAGCAGAAACAATGCTAGCTAAGGGTGGTATTGGCATTTCTGCAAACCAAATTGGTTTACCATATCGTGTATTTGCGATGATGGCAGAAAAGATCATTGTCTGTTTCAATCCTATCCTTCTATCCGCATCCGATGAACAAATTGTTCTTGAAGAAGGGTGTCTCTCATATCCAAATCTTTTCGTCAAAATTAAACGTCCTCAAGAAATCCGTGTTCGTTACACTGAGCCTAACGGTAATATTATTACCGAAAAGTTTAGTGGTATGACCGCACGTGTTTTTCAACATGAGCTTGACCATCTTAATGGAATAGTGTATACCAAGAGGGCTAATTTAATTCATCTTGAACAAGCCAAGAAGAATGCAAAGAAAGGTATCACATTACCAAAAATTTCAAATGAAACACGCATTCTCATGAACCAAATAGGTGGGTTATAATATGAAAAATATTGAATACAAGTACAATGAAGGAACAACTCTGAAGGAAATTTCAGATTATATCGATGCTACTTATGGTCAGCATTATTCACAAAACAGATTTCAGGCAACAGAATTTATTATTGATAGTGGCCATGGAACTGGCTTCTGTATTGGCAATATGCAGAAGTACACACAGCGTTATGGTAAGAAGGGCGATCCAAATGAGTGGCGTAAAGACCTTATGAAAGTTATCCATTACGCAATAATTCAACTACATGTTCATGATCTTGAACATCCAAAAACAAAGGATTAATTATGACAAAGAATAAAGACCTTTCAGTTTTCGTTGCTCTAGACCGTTCAGGTTCTATGACAGGTGAAAAGTGGACGAATGCTGTTGACTCTCTTAATGAATATGTTAAGGGTCTTCAAAAGGAAAAGATCAGTGGCGATATCACTATCATTGCTTTTGATAGTGATGGTATGTATGGTGGTAATTCTAGTGTTCGTCTAGTACCACTTGCTGAAGCTGCTGATATCGCATACTTTGATCGTATTGATGCCTCTTCACTATATCCTGCTGGTGGTACTCCACTATATGACGCTGCTGGTCATGTAATCAATCTTGCGTTGGAAAAGAATTCCAAGCGCACGGTTGTTGTAATCCTCACTGATGGTGATGAGAACACTTCAAAGGAATACACACAGGCAAAGATCAAGGAAAAGGTTGCTGAAGTAACTGCTAAGGGATGGGAAGTAATTTTCCTTGGTGCAAACTTTGATGCTACACGCTATAATGCTGGTTCTGGTCTAGCTGCTGGTAAGCTTCGTAACTTCGATCTAAACGATGTAAATTCACGTACAGCAATGTATGCTGATCTAACTAAGTCAACTGCTGCATATGCAACTGTTGGCGCTTCTATGAACCTCTCAGAATAAATATTGTGTGAACAATGTAAAATGGTTAAAATATAGAGAAAAATGTCCAAAAACTGGTCGTTTCATTAAAGGAGAATAATTATTATGGGTATTGAAATTAAAGTGCCGATTGAAAAACTACGTGAGCGTAAGCTTTTCTTCGCTGCACCAATGTACGGTTAACATTATCAGCCGTATTAAAATTGGGTGAATTGCTGGAAAATCCTTAGAGTTCTATTCACTACAGCATGGTTAGAAATGACGAGTGCGAATGTTAAAAAGTAATAGAAATTGGACAATCAGCAGCCAAGCTTCTAAAAAAGAAGAAGGTTCAACGACTATCCTTTATGGAGTAGGTTATAAGCAAATGATAACCGAAGCGCCCAACAAATTAATATATTAGTTTGAAGATATAGTCTATTCTTTATGGAAACATAAAGCTCCATGGATACAATGTTGCGAATTGTATTAAATATTAAAGGGACAATGTACAGGAATGTTTGCACGTTCAGTAGCAGACCTTTCAGCACTATGCACACACTATGGCATTCAGATTCGTTTCTACTTCTTGTTCAACGAATCGCTTATCACTCGTGCACGTAACTATTGCGCCGATGAATTTCTTCGCTCTGGTGATACACATATGATGTTTGTTGACTCCGATATCGGTTTCAATGCACAGGATGTTATTGCTCTACTCGCATTACAGAGCGATAATGAGAATGATGATAATTATGACATTCTTGCCGGTCCATATCCTAAGAAGTGCATTTCATGGGAAAAGATCAAGCTTGCTGTCGATAAGGGATTTGCTGACGAAAACCCACAGAACCTTGAAAAGTATGTAGGTGATTATGTTTTCAATCCTGCTGGTGGAAATGGCTCAATTTCACTAGGTGAGCCTGTTGAAGTTCTTGAGGCTGGTACTGGTTTCATGATGATTCGTCGTCAGACCTTTGAAAAGTTTGCTGCTGTTTATCCACAACAGCTTTATACGCCTGATCATGTTCGCACAGAACATTTTGATGGTTCAAGACAGATTATGGCTTACTTTGATACTCCTATCTGCCCAGACACCAATCGTTATCTATCAGAAGATTATATGTTCTGTCAATGGACACGTAAGGCTGGTATGAAAGTTTGGTTGTGCCCTTGGATGCAGCTACAGCATGTAGGTATGATGGTCTTTGGTGGTTCGCTTGTAGACCTTGCACAAATTGGTGCATCTGCTACTGCTGATCCGAATCAGCTTAAGAAGTTCAAGAAGTAATTTTGAAAGGTAATATATTATGAAGTTTAGTGCAAAGACCCTACAGGTGATCCGTAATTTTTCATCGATCAACAATGGCATTCAGTTCAAGCAGGGTAAGACGCTAAAAACTATGTCAGAATCAAAGAATGTTATGGCCAAGGCTACTCTTGACACAGAAATCGAGGCCACATTCTGTATTCACGATCTATCGCAGTTTCTTGGTTGTGTATCGATGCTAGATGATCCTGATCTAACTCCTACCGATTTTTATCTACAGATTGGTAATGTTTCAAGAATGTTCAACTACATTTATGCTGATCCTAGTATGATCCTTATCCCACCAGATAAGGATATTAATCTTCCTTCACGTGAAGTGGAGTTCAAGCTTAATGGTGATGTTCTTGCACTTTTGATGAAATCAGCGGGACAACTTGGTTCACCACAAATTGCTGTCACTGGTAATCGTGAGAAGATTTATCTTCAAACCATGAACGTGAAGAATCCTACAGACTCTTCATTTCGTGTTGAAGTTGGTGAAACATCAAGCGAATTCAGCTTGATTTTTCTGACCGAAAATATTAAACTTCTACCCGGTGACTATGACGTTGCCATCTCTGCCAAGGGATTTGCACATTTCGCTGGCGAAGATATTGACTACTGGATTACCATTGAGAAGGATAGTTCTTTCAACCAGTAATCTAATTGTGTCGGTTTAAGAAATGTGCTAGAAGTGTAGTGTGAATATACTTTCTAGCCATCTCTTAAACCTTTTTTTATTATGGAGAATTGATATGGGTGTTGATACAAGATTTATGACAATGTATGGCGTTAAGACTGAATGGACTGATGAGTTCAGTGACGCATACGAAGATGCTTATGCTGATAGTGAAGATAATGGTGCAAGTCTACCATATATCGTTATGGATGGTATGATGGGCGAATATATGGTCTTTGGCGTTTCTATTCTGGAAACAGAGAGTATGCGTTGGGAAGCACCAACTGGTTTTGTTGAGGTTGACATTAATGATCTTGACAAAAATCGTGAAGAGTATATAAAGGACTTTGCTGAAACTTTCCCGGCGTTTGCCCATCTGGTTGATAGACCATGGAAGGTTATCTCATTTGTTCACTACTCATAAGGATATATTATGCTAGAAGAATTTTTGTGGGTGGAACGTCATCGCCCACGTACTATTGATGACACAATTCTTCCTGCTGAGTTGAAAGAAACCTTTAAGGCATTCGTTGAGCAGAAGAATATTCCAAACCTTCTTCTTTCTGGTCCTGCTGGTTGTGGTAAGACCACGGTAGCACGTGCTATGCTTGAAGAGCTTGGTGTTGATTATATCGTTATCAATGGTTCGTTGAACGGCAATATTGACACACTACGTAATGAAATTATGAGGTTCGCTTCATCAATTTCATTCACTGGTATGCGTAAGTATGTCATTCTAGACGAAGCCGATTACCTAAATCCAAACTCGACACAGCCAGCACTTCGTAACTTTATGGAAGAGTTTTCGAAGAACTGTGGCTTTATTCTTACGTGCAACTTCAAAAACCGTATCATTGGTCCTATTGCTAATTCACGTTGTGTTCCTATTGACTTCAAGATTCCTAAGAAGGAACTTCCTGATCTTGCTAAGCAAATGATGAAGCGTTCTTGTGCAATCCTTGAAGAAGAAGGAATTGAATATGACAAGGCTGTTGTTGCTGAGTTGATTAAGAAGCACCATCCTGATTGGAGACGTGTTCTTAATGAATTGCAGCGTTATAGTGCCACAGGACGTATTGATAGCGGTATCCTTGCTAATCTCAAGGAAACGTCTATCAAGGCTCTCATTGGTTTTCTAAAGGACAAGGAATTCACGAATGCTCGTAAGTGGGTAGCAGAAAACTCTGATACCGATAGTGTTGCTATCTTCCGCACATTGTATGATACTGCTAGCGACCATGTTGTAAAGAATTCTGTGCCACAGTTAGTTCTTATTTTGGCAAAATATCAGCACCAAGCTGCATTTGTTGCTGATCATGAAATCAATCTGATGGCATGTTTGACTGAAATGATGGTAGAGTTGGAGTATCTATGAGTTTCTGGAAGCGTAAGAAATGTCCTTTGTGTGATAGTGTAATTGATTCTAAGCACAAGACAACGACATTCCAGATTGATACTGCTGAAGGCGTATTGGAAATCCATGACGTATGTCCTAAGTGCACATACGTCATGGAGCAGTCTCATAATATTCTTGAAAAGAATGGAAAGTTGATTGATGATGACATATGAAGATGAACAACTGGTAAAAGACTTATTGATGCTTATACGTGAAAAAAATAAGCTTGATCGTAAGATTGAACCTATTCGCATTCAAGTCCAAAAAAAATTTGAAGAAGTAGATGGTCTTACCGAATATTTTATTGAACAATCAAAGAGAATTTTAGATGAGTAATCCTTTCGATTATGTGACTTCGATCACATATGGCAAGAATGACATGATGACAGGAACAGAAAACGATGAGTTGGCTGAATCTGCATACAACTCATATCTAACTAATAAGTCTCTTTCATACTTTCCAGATACCTTGTTTTATGCAAACGAGATGAATTTATTCAATCATATCGATAATAAACTCAAATATCAGTATTTCCTAAATAGTATCAGACCCAAAAAAAGATTTTCAAAGTGGGTGAAAAAACAGGAAGATAGTGATATTGAGGCAGTAAAAGAGTATTACAAATACAATACATCAAAAGCTGAAGCCGCCTTATCCTTACTTTCGCCGCAACAAATAAATGAAATAAAAAGAAGGTTGAATAAAGGTGGATAACTATGAGAAATATTGTTGATACTCTTTTAGAGGTAAAGTTAGGTGAAGAAGATGATTTCCTAAAGGTTAGAGAAACACTCACTCGTATTGGTATTGCGTCACGTAAAGACAAAACACTATATCAATCTTGTCATATCTTGCATAAGCAAGGAAGATTTTACATTACACATTTCAAGGAAATGTTCGCTCTTGACGGCAAACCAAGCAATTTCTCTGATGAGGATAAAGGTCGTAGAAATACGATTGCTAATCTGCTACAGGATTGGGGATTGCTTAAGATTGTTGATCAAAAGCAAGCAGATGAAGTTCGTGCTCCTATGAATCAGATTAAGATTCTTTCCCACAAGGAAAAGAACGAATGGCACTTGACACCTAAGTATAATATTGGTAAGAAGAAGTAATAAAGGATTTTCGTTATGGTAGATACTAAACCAAAGGAAGCAAGGGGTGGTACGTTTGCTCCTGCTGATATCAAGATTATCAAAGAATCATTACACTTTTATATAGACGTAGCCAATGATCTTACCACAGAAGAACAGCGTCACATCTCAAATCTTCTTCATCGATTAAATCGTATTGGATAAAAAAGTTCTTGACAAATCTGAAACGAATCGTTAAATGATTTGTCATAAGCTCCCGTATCAGTCCCGCCTTCTAAGCGGTCGTTAACGCTGTAATTGGAGTATGGGGGTTCGAGTCCCTCCGGGAGCGCCATTTTTTTAATTGAAATAAGGAAATATATTATGTCAATAATGTTAGGTAATGCTAGTGAGTATCCCATGGAAGACTATCTTCCAAAAATTATTCCTTCAGTTATCTTCAAGACACGTGTTCGTGACGATTCTATCGAAGGTCCAAATCCATATCGTTGGCAAGACGTAACCACGTTTGATCTTTTTGCAGGAAAGCGTGTAGTTCTATTCTCACTTCCCGGTGCTTTCACACCAACATGTTCGACAATGCAGCTACCCGGTTTTGATAAGTATGCCACTGATTTTTATGATCTTGGTATTGATGAAATTTATTGTGTTTCTGTCAATGATGCATTTGTTATGAATGCATGGGCAAAGCAGCAAAATCTTGAAAATGTTGTTGTAATTCCTGATGGAAGTGGTGTATTCACTCGCCAGATGGGTATGAGTGTAGCTAAGGATAACCTTGGATTTGGATATCGTTCGTGGCGTTATGCTATAATCGTGAATAACGGCATGATTGAAAAGTGGTTTATTGAACCCGGATTTAATCATGATGTTGAAGATGATCCATATGGAGAAACTTCACCTGAAAACATTTTGGAATGGTTGGGAGGGCAGTAAAATGCCAAAGTATCTAGTAGAAACTGTTGTAACGCATCGTATTCGTTATGTGGTTGATTGTGATAATGAAACAATTGCCATGGATAGTGTTGTAATGAATGAGCCTATTGAATTCAGTCAAGATCATATTGATGAAAATATCTTTAGTTGCCGTGAAATCACAGACGAAGAAATCCCCGTTCTATACTTTAAAGATCACCCATACCTAGTTGGTCGTTTCGATGATAACTATGTAATGGAAAAATATGTCCATAGGATTGAAGACAATGGATAAAGAAAATCTAAAGTCAGAAGGTATTAAGTGGGGTAAACGAGTAGCATTTTTTGCTGTATTTGGTGTTACTGGACTTGCATTCATTGGTGCAAAGAAGGCATATGAACATTATAAGGATAGATGATGCGTGTTAACATTGGACCTTATTCAGGCGATTTAATCCCAATTCGTCGTTGGGAAATTTCATATACTGTCTGGCGTCATAAGACTTATCATCGTGATGAAGAGGATTATGATCGTATCGACAAAATTGTATATGGATTTCTTGATAAGCTATTTGACCTAGTTCTTCCTATTAATCGTTGGGGCAATCGTCGTAAGCGTAAGATAAAGGTTCGTGTCGATAACTATGATGTATGGTCTGCTGATCATACATTAGCACTTATCATTCATCCTGTTCTTGTCAAACTTAAAGAACAAATGCACGGCTCTCCAAATGTTGATGATGAGGATGTTCCTGATCATATTAAGTCAACTGCTGCTGGTCCCAAAGAAAATGAATGGGATACAGACGATAAGCATTTTGATCGTTGGAATTGGGTTCTTGATGAGATGATTTGGGCATTTGAACAGTGTACCGATCATGATAATGGTGACAGTATTTTCTATCATAATATTGATCAACTTGAAATGAAGTTTGAAAGCACTGGTGATGAAAGCCTTGATGGCAAGGGTATGAAATCTATTCAATTCAATCACCAGAAAGACCCAAACAAGCCAGCTTATTGGGTTGATGATGAAAGAAAGAAAGCACATTATGAGCGAATCAAAAACGGACACAGACTTTTCGCAAAGTATTATTTTGGATTATGGGATTAAAAATTATGAGTTTTATTGATTATGCAAAGAGTGAACTTGATCGTATTGGCATGACTGCTGATAGTGATGATGAAATGAATGTGGCTATGCGTGAACATATTATTCGCATGGTTGAAGCCTTTGATGACGAAGGACATAGTGGTTTCTCTGCAAACTATGCAGTCAATTGCCTAGAAAAGCTTCTTCGTTATGAACCACTTTCACCACTCACTGGTGAAGACGATGAGTGGAATGAAGTTGGTGATGGTGTATACCAGAACAAGCGTTGTAGTCGTGTTTTCAAGGAAAACGGTGAAGCCTACGATATTGATGGTATTGTTTTCTGGGATTGGTATACTGATTCAGAAACTGGTGAAAAGTTTAAGTCACATTTCACTTGCAAAGATAGCCGTGTTCCTGTACAATTCCCTTATACACCAAAGACAGAGTATAAGGAACGAATCGTATGATCCCTACTATTTTTATTGACATGGACGGCGTACTAGCCGATCTTCACGCTGGTATCGTTGAGCTTAGCGGTGATCCTAATATCACTGATAATCGTGGTGCTTTCTTTAAGAAGTGGCTTCCTCAGTACGTAGAAGCTAATGGTTTTTATACACAGGCTCCTATGCCTAATGCATCTGTTCTTGTTGACTTTCTTGTCAAGTACCATAAGTTGGGTAAGGTAAAGCTTGCCATTCTTACATCGCATGGTGAATTCTACGAACCTTTCAGCGAAGTAATTCGCCAGAAGAAGGCTTGGTTGGAAAAGAACTTTCCACAGTTGAACAAAATTCCTTTCTGTGCAACATCATCTGGTGCTGACAAGAGCATTCTTGCTGGTCCAAAGACCCTTCTGATCGATGATCATGGTAAGAATATCATTCATTTCACCAATGCTGGTGGTGAGGGTATTGTTTACGAAGATCATCAAGTTGATGTTCATATTATTGAAATTCTTGAATTTTTGAGTAAGCATCAATGAAGATAGGGTTTACATGTGGTGCGTTTGATTTGCTTCATGCAGGGCATATTCTTATGCTAGAAGAAGCAAAATCAAACTGTGATTGGTTGGTTGTTGGTCTTCATACCGATCCAACAATTGATAGACCTGAAAAAAATAAACCAATTCAGTCTACATTTGAGAGATACCTACAACTCATATCATTAGAGGCTGTAGACGAAATTATTCCATATGACACTGAAAAAGATTTGTTAAATCTTCTAGCAAACTCTGAAATTGATATTCGTTTTTTGGGCGAAGATTATGCTGAAAAACCACACACCGGATTTGGTCTTGGTATTCCTATCCATTATTGTAAAAGAAGGCATACCTATAGCTCAACCGAATTGAGAAATAGAATATTACTTGCTTCAAAATAATATTTCCTTTTTTGATATCCTCACCCCCTCTGAATTAATTTTCAGAGGGGTATTTTTTTGTGTTGACACGAATCACAAACCATTATAGAAGAGTCTCATCAAGACGAAAGGAATTAATCATGGCTTACAAGAACACTGAAGCTGCTAAGGAAGCTGTTTACAACGCAATTGGTATCTTTGACAACCGGATTGATGGCGTTTGGGTTTCGGTTGACGTTACAGAGATGTATACCTCTGGTTGGAGGGCTAAGGCAACTGGTCGTTTCCAGTTTCGCATGTCTAGCCCTTATCGTGGTCGTGGCAATCGTGATACCATCCTGCGTACTCGCAAGGAACTGGATAACGAATTCGATCTGGAAGCGGTGAAGGCTGTTGTTGTCGAATATGTTGCTGTAAAGAAGCGTCAGGCTGCTGAAGACAAGGCTCGTATGGAAAAGGCCACTTCCAACAAGTCGATTGTTGAGCGTATCATTGGTATGTACAAGGGTCGTCGTTTTGTTTCGAACTATTCTAGCAGCGATTGTGCTGTTTTTGCTTCTGAATTTGAAGAGGGTAAGGTTCACATGAAGTGGGATTTTGGCAAGGTCGATGCCGAAACTGCCGAAAAGATCATGAACTTTATCAACGAAGTTGGTGCTTAATTAAAAAAAGCTCTTGACCCGAATCGTGAATCATTATAGAAGAGGTTCATCAAGACGAAAGGAACCTACCATGACCAAGTTCACTAAGGAAAACGTTCTTCAGGATGGTGCTTATCTCTACTATGCTCCTAATGGTATTATGACCCCTTGGGGCGAACGTAAGTTTATTGCTCGGTTCAAACATGCTAAGGATGGTGCTGGTTCGTTCAAGACCTTTCTCATCAAGAACTTCACGGTTGAAGAGTATTTTGCTGAGTATGATGCTGGTGTTGCTCCTCTCAAGATTGTTGAAGAGAAGGGTTATCTTCTGCCGCACATCAAGACTTGGCTGAAGCGTGACGGCTACGAAGTTTCGAAGGATGGTTTCGACAAGTACATTGATGATCGCATCAACGCACGAAAGGCTGCATAATGTTTAAGACTTGTTATCAGAAGGGATTTCACATCACCTTCGACAACGGATACACGGTGTCTGTACAGTTTGGTGCTGGCAACTACTGTGATAACTATGATCTTAGGATCATGGACTATCGTGATAAGGCTGTACCACCATCACGCACTGCTGAGACGGCGTTGCTTGCTCCAAATGGTGATTTTGTCCAGTATAAGGGCGATGATGTTCAGGGTAGACAGACACCTGAAGATGTGCTAGAGCTTCTGAACTATGCTGCCAGCATAATTGGAAACGACTATCGTGAGGAGAAAGACTGATGTTTAGTGATTATTTTGGTTCTGACACCGCTCTCGCTGCTGCTGTGGACTATATCAGCCATGGTTTTGCACGTGATCTAGAAGACTTCGCAATCACTGCTGATGAAGAACCCGAATGGGAACTTGAAGTGGTCGTTGCATATATTGATCGCAGCCATGGTATTAGTGCGGTCTATCCAAAGATGCCTGATATCGTTTGATCATAAAGTAGGAATTATGAATGATTGTTAATGTTTATGGATTACCTCTTAGGTCAAACAAGACTCTAGTTGCTTTAGAAGAAGCAGCAAAGTTTTATGCTGATATTCTTCTAGAAGATGATATCAAAGAGCACATAGAACTTGATATTGATATTGATTTTGATATGAATTGTGCTGGTCATTGTGTGACTGAAGACGAAGAAGAATATCCTAGAATATTTACAATATATTTAAATCCAGAGTTTACAAATGCCAGTATCTTTGATACATTGGCACATGAGATGATTCATCTTAAGCAGTTTGCTAAGGGTGAACTTTATAATGTTCTCGCCATGAATGTTGATGAGTTGTCTCTTGGTCATGTTTGGATGGGTCAAAAATGGATTGCATCAGATAATGAATCAGTATATTATGATTCACCATGGGAACATGATGCATATGGAAAACAAGTTGGGTTATATCACAGATGGCTTAATTATAAAGAAAAAATCATTTGACTCCTTTATAAAAGTGATGTAAAACAAACTTACAAACAAAGGAATTATATTATGAACATTGAGCATTCTTCACGTATTACCATTATCCTGCACCCCAATCCCAAGTGCATCGATATTATTCTGAATGATAAGTTTTTCAATAAGGAAACGTATTCATATAGTCGTGATAAGAAACCAACTGGTAACGAAGAGCGTATGCTTAAGCGTCTCATGAATATTTTTGCCATCGATGAAGCTCGTACTCATCGTAATGTGCTGTCTCTTCGTATTCAGGAATGTTTTTATCATGTGGAATTCATTCCACTGGTGGTAGAAATCGTAAAGGAATTTACTGGACCTGATTTTGCTCAAGCTGTATATCTTGATGATCGTCGTGAAAAGATTGCTAGTCGTTATAATGAAGATGGCGATATGATTAGTCGTGGGACCAAGATTGTTGGTGCAGATATCGGCATTCCATATTTCACATATGATTCTAATAATGCTGTGATGTAATGACCTTTGAAGAATGGTTTGAACAAGAATATGGATGCAAGCCTGATCTTGAGAATGAAAATGCTTTCATTGATCAAGTAGCAAAGGCTGCATGGGATGCTGGTCATCGTCAAGCTTATTTTGAATGTACACCTAATTGGGGATGAATAATCAATCAATGAGACGAGTGCCAACGAACGAAGTTTCCTTTGGTCATTGTCTTATCACATGCTTTGCAATGATACAGAGTTTCGTTCATATGAGATGTAGATGATTTGATACCTCTAGCTCGGCGTGTATCACCTATTTTTTGACGTACTGCTTCTGGGCGTACTTTTCCTGTTAAAGATAAAGCTATAGCTTTACTATGTTTGGCTGATTTGGGCTTTCCCTTTCTAACAGCACTTAATTTTTGTCGATGCTCAGGAGACAATGTTTTTCCTCGGTTATTTTCAGCCAGTTTTGTAAGATGCTCTCGTGATGCACAAAAAGAACCATCCGAATATGATTTATTCAAGAATTTATCTGAAGCCACCGCATTAATTCGTTTTAATACTGTTGATTCCCATATTCTAGCTTTTTGTGGGTTGTTGAATATTTTACGAATTTGAATTACATCCGGTGAGCCAAACTCACTCACGAAATCTTTAACGTATTTAGATGACGTAAAATATGTTACCCAAAGATCATCAGGGTGTGCAGATTTACTGTATCTGACTCCGTAATACCATTTATCAAGATCAGACCATCCGATCAAATATGTGTAGGGTGTTGACATTTGATTCCTTTTCGTATATAAGTTATTTATCAACTAGGAGACGTTATGTCTGGAAATAAATTTGTGGTGTCAGATTGGCACTTTGGTCATGAAAATTCGTGGGCTAAGTTTAAGCGACCGGATGGTTCGCCCCTGCGTCCGTTTACCTCAACTGAAGAAATGGATGAGACTATGGTTGAACGACACAACGCTAAGGTTGGACCGAACGACACAGTTTATGTGTTGGGTGACGTTGTGATCAATAAGAAGTCACTACATCATGTGAAGCGTCTGAACGGTAAGAAGCGTCTGGTTCGTGGTAATCATGATATATTCAAGGATGCTGACTATCGTGACGTTGGTTTTGATAGTCTGTATGGTGTTCGTGTGTTTGTGGATAAGTTCATTCTGAGCCATATTCCACTTCATCCTGACAGTGTTACTGATCGTTTTCGTGTAAACGTGCATGGCCATCTTCATGCAAATGAGGTTATGCGTCAAGTATTCGATCCAAGTAATGTGATTGGATATAAGGAAGATGGAACACGTATTTCTGAGAGTAAATCAGAAATCGATCCTCGCTACCTGTGTGTTTCTGTCGAGCACACTAACTATGAGCCTCTGTCCTTTGAGGAAGTCGAAGCTCGTATCAAGGCTCGCTGGGAAGCAACTGGCTATGAAGGCCCTAAGTTCGCTTGGGGTAACGGAAGTGGACCGGGCTGATGGAAGGATTTAGGAATGTAAGGGCTAAAACTGAAGCGACATGGAGGTATTATGGTTAAAGTAGTAGGAAAAGACGAAAGTGCAATAAAGCGCATTACGTGTAAGTCTTGTGCTTCCATTCTTGAGTACACGCTTAGGGAAGTTAAGTCTTGCCATGGTACTGATTACGGTGGTGGTCCTGATGGTGCTGAATGGGTCGATTGTCCTAATTGTGAGCGTCAAGCAATTATTAGGAGTTGGTGATGCAAGAAGGTCCATTTAAAGTAGTCAGTGTTAAATATGTCTGTAAAGGATGTAAGTTTCTCGAAACACAGTATTGGGTAGAGTATCCAGATGGTGAGCGTGATTCGGGTACTTCTGCAAGATGTACGGCTGAACCTAAAAGACATATATCGTCGTATTGGTTTGAATCATCAATGACACCTAAGTGGTGTCCTTATTTGGAGAATGTGAATGACTAAGCCATATTGTATTGGTTCTGACGAGTGGAATGGTCTTTCTAAGCTAATTGAAGAGCTTGGTGAGCTACAACAAGTATGCGGTAAGATTATCGGTTCAGAAGGCTCTACAGCACATTGGTCTGGCGACCTAAATGAAAAGTTTATTGAAGAAATTGGCGATGTTTATGCATCATTAGATTTCTTTTTATCTTACAACTTTTTAGGAAAAGACATTGAAGCTGTTAAAAAACAATCTATTATGAAGTATACTAGATTTGTAGAGTGGGATAAGGATGTTCGTAATGTCTAGACAATCCATGGTTTCTATTCTATTGGGTGAAGTGTATGCTGCTACAGCACATGAAAATTCTGTGCCTATGAACCCTCGCCGTATTAAGCGACTGCTACGTTTAGATGGTGATTGCACAGAAACTTTGAACAGATGTGCGTCTGCATGGATTGCTAGGAGAGAGAAGTGATGGACAAGAAGCCAAACTACATTGTGATAACTCACTCTTTCAAAGGTACAGAAAGAACAGAGTGTGATACTGTCGAAGATGCATGGAATGCTATTGGTAACATGTCCTTTGGCGGTATCTATTCTGTTTTTTCTCCTGTTGGTTTATCCACTGAAGAATTTATACCATTTTAAGGAATTTGTAATGACCCCGGTTAATCTTAAAGGCTATAGCTACAAGAATCTTTCTTCACGTTTGCGTGTACAAGCAAAGAACGTGGGGGGAGATGGTTGGTCAAATGCAGCAAGACTCATGATCAATGCCGCTGATACTCTTGATCATTTAGTCGAATTAGGTATTATTGAATTGGAGATGGATGATGAGTGAGACATATTGGATCAATCCTAAGAAGGGTATCTACTACACAGAAAAAGCTTATCATGATGATATCGACTACATTTATGTGGTTGATTTTGATAAGTCTGATGTTAAAAAGCAGTTTGAAAAATTTATCGAAATGATAAAGAGAGATGGTGCTAAGGAAAATATGGTCAAGCTTAAACGTGATTTTTCTGCATTAAAGGATTTGTTGTCATGAGTGAAATGTTTATTAATACACCAAAGAATGGATACTGGCTGAAGGAAGCCGCTATCAAGAAGGCTGAGCATATGTACAGCGCCAAATATATGGGCTACTGGTGCACTAAGCGTCTTAACGGTGAATCATGGAATGACAATCCGGTGGATGTATTCTATCAACCTAATCCTAATCGTGAACTAGGTCATTCCAATTATTTTGGATTATTTTTTCAAAATGATAACCTGTGGATTACAGACGCACAATCAGCATTTTCTGATCCTATCACAGGTATTGAGACTGATGATGGTGAGGTGATTGTGTCACGATATCGTCACAATTATGTGGAAAAGGACAAGTACATGATCGATGGTGGTCGTGATTATCTTCGAACAAGTGGTGGACCTTTTGTTCGTGTTCGTGTAGAAGGTCCAGAGTTTGTTATTGAAAGGATTGTAAAATGAGTTTTATTCTTGGTATTTTTATTGGTTTTTGTATTTCTCTTTTGACCATTGTTCAAATGGATAGGAACAAGGAACAAAATGTTTTTTCTCATGGTGATATGACAGAACATTTTGATGAAGGCGTTTCATACGGTCTTATGCTGAATAGAGAACATGGTGCTATTATTGCTGTCAATGATGATGAAATCATGGTACAGTATGACGATGGAACCACGAAGCGTTTTCGTGAAGTGACAGGAGAATAAAACATGAAGATTGTATATCCAGAAGAGATTATGACTGCTAAAATCAAGGAACTCGAAAAGGAAGTAGAGAGACTTAAGGCAGAAGTAGAAAGACTTACAAAGATTTCAGATTCTGAAGGCGATGCTTTGATTGACTGTGAAGCAAAGGCTGTAAGGTAATGAATCACGAAGTTGAAGCTTATGTAGGCGAACTGAAAGAGCTTCGTCGTTTGAAAGAAATTGTTCACCATGAAGTACTAGCTGAAAAGCTAGGAAACATCTTCTTCATTTGTGGTCAAGGTGGTGAACGTGATATCAATAATCTTCCAGAACAGATTCACATCTGTCCTGCTTATGGAGTAGATTGGTTTCAGGTGTATACAAAGACAGATAAGACGTTTGGACCAGAATGGTGAATGAGTTCTTTGAAGAATCATTAGATATGCTGGCATATGGATTGGCACATATGAGAGAGAACGGTTCTACAAATAAAGAACTTAGGGATATCTGTGCCTCATATATAATTGCAGTAAATAAATTTATCAACGAATGTCTAGGAGATGATGAATGCCAAGATACGTAATTACAACCATTTCAACTTATATCAATAGGTATGCTATTGAGGGCGATTCAGAGCAGTGTGCTATCAAGGAATGGAAGCGCCTAGATGATGGCGAATATCCCGATGAGTACCCTGATTGTTGTGAAATCTCGCAACTTCATATGGGAGAAGAGATTTCAAACGTTATGGAAGTAACTGACGAAGATATCGTGAGAATGGCTGACGACTATCTTAAGGATGTTGTTCTAGGACACGTAAGAAAGGCACCGTATCAGGATAGCCGTGGGTATATAGAATAATCGTGCCAAATTTATATAATCTTATAGTATGTTTTTTGATGGCCTTATTTGCACGAGAATTCTACCTCGTTGCTATCTGTAATATGGAACCATCAAAAAACATACTCACTCTTTCACTTATGGTAAGCCTTTTCTTACTATTTGAAAGACTTTTAATATCAATTGCAATTAAACACATGCAGATTGCTCTTGCAAAAGACAAGGCTAAAAATAATGACTGATTGGAATAAGCGTTTTCTTGATCTATGTGATCATGTAGCAACATGGTCAAAAGACCCTAGCACAAAGCTAGGGTCTGTCATTGTTGATGACAAGAAGCGTGTGGTCTCTGTTGGTTATAATGGCTTTCCTCGTGGTGTAGAAGACCTTGAAGAACGATATAATGATCGACCAACAAAGTATCTATTTGTGGCACATGCTGAGAGAAATGCACTTGACAATGCTCCCATGATGGTAGATGGATGTACTTTGTATGTGACACTAGAACCTTGTGTAGAATGTGCAAAGAGTATCATTCAAAAAGGGATTAAAAGAGTTGTGACATATCCAACTACAAGGCAAGATGTGTTTAACTGGAATATTGCTCGTCAGATGTTTGAAGAATCTGGCGTTGAACTTATATATGTGGAGAATTAATATGTATAATTTGATTTTGAAAAACTTTGCTATAGCATACATTTCTACGGCTTTAGGTGCTCTTATTAATCTAATTGTTAGTGGTGATCATTTTGGAACGCTTGGTTTTTCGGCTATTGTTCTTGGATGGACTGTTATCTGGACTGTCTATGATTTGTTCAAGAAGCGTAATGTAAAGGATATTAATGATGTTTGAAGATAAGGAACTATTTTTTCAATCAATTAGGGACATTATGATCCCTGCTCTTGGTGTAGTAGGTTTTCTGCTAGTCTCTATTGTGCTATCTATGATATGGGCACCGTTTATTCTTATAATGTTTGTGCTTGGTGCTGGACTAGTTATTAGCTTCATCACCTATAAGGAACGTCTTGCACAAAAAAAGCGTGATGAAAAACGTTACGGCAATTATCGTTGATAAATAAACGTCACGCCTAATGGGTGACATTAATAAAACTCGCTTAAATAGGAGAATAATATATGTTTAATGCACATGAACGTTTTTTTGTTGGTTTTGAACCGCTAGTCAAGAAGCTTAACGAAGCTACAGAACAATCACTTAAGGCGTCAGGAATTCAAAACTGGCCTCCATACAACATCAAGAAGATTGATGAAAACAAGTACACAATTGAAATGGCTGTTGCTGGTTTTACTAGACAGGACATTGAAATTGAACTTGATGGAAGCAATCTTATTGTCAAGGGTCAAATTCATCAAGGTGAGCAAGCTGAACAAGATTCTGCTGGAACTTGGACTTGGCCTACAGTCCTTTATCAGGGTCTTGCTATGCGTCCCTTCACACGTAAATTCACTCTTGCCGATAATGTGGAAGTCAAGAATGCTGAGATGATCAATGGCATTCTCAAGATTGTGCTGGAAGCACTTATTCCAGAGGAAAAGAAGTCAGTAAAGATCGAAATCAAAGAAGGTAATTGAAATGAAGAATTTTCTAAAAAATATCTTTGAAAAAGATACACCAAATGTTATTCGTGTTTCACGAACAATTATGCTTATTATTTTGAGTATGATTCTTATGATCTATGGTATGGTCCTCGCAAGCTAAAAGAAAAGGGGGAGCTAAACACTCCCCCTTTTTTATACCCTGTAAGGTATATATCTGTTTTATACCCTGTAAGGTATATTATGCCCATTTAGCAAAATGTTGTGTTTTGGTGATACGATCATCCAATCCATGCGTTCCACCATTGACTCTTTTTGAGATTTGTGTAATAGTATTAACATCAACACCTTTATCGGCAATTGATATTAATCCATTTTTATGGAAAAACCATAGAGCAGATTCAAAAGCCAATTCACTGGCAACAATATCTGGGTTGCTCATAACATCAGGGCGACCAATATAATTAGAAAATGCTTGATAATTTTCTTTGCCTGTTAATTGAATAGCACCACGGCCACGGAACTTCCATCCGTCACCGGAGATTTCAGGTCCATTACCCATACGGCTTGCATAAACCTTATTGGCAATCTTCTCTGGGTTACGTGCATAACCAGCGGTCGAATCAATTGTTGGAAAATATTTCTTGAAGGTTTGATTTAGACCCTTATCGGAATAATTAAGGTTTTCACTGAAAATTTTCAAATTACCAGACTCGTGTGCACATTGACCAAAAAAATGTGCCGCTTGATTATTTGTTAGTTTAAAGAAGCTACGTGCGGCTCTATAAGTATTTGGTCCCCAAACACCGTCTGCTGAGACGCCGCACTTTTGTTGAAGTTGTGCTAATGGATTAAGTGTATTCATATTTTATTCCTTTCATGTCAATCACATTTTGTATTGACTTTTCGCTTAATATGATATAGAATTGATAATGGGATGAGTATTTCAACCGACTATTTATAAAAAATGGAGATTATATGCATTGTATAGAATGTAACTCTGATAACCTAAAGAAGCTAGGAATGCGCTTCATGGGTAAAGAGAAAGGATTAGGTTACAAGTGTTTAGATTGTGAAAAAACCTTTGTAGTACCTACAACCACAAATGATGCTGGTGTGGAAGAAGAAGATTTTGTTCTTAATGACGATCTTCACTACGTTCGTGATGAAGTTTTTATCAACGATCTTCTTAAATCACAAATATTTGTATTCACATGTGCTGTCAATAACACAGAAGTAAACGATAAGTTTTTGCGCTCACTTCAGACTTATTGCGATTTTCGTGATGCACGACTTGTGATCTTTCCCATTCGCTATCGCAACCCATCAATGATTAATAACAGTGATGAAGTTGATTATCCTGCAAGTATTGTTCCATATCTTGTGGAAAACAATATTGATTTAATATCAAATGCAAGTGTTCGTGCTCTTGGCGGTCTAAAGACACAGGCAACAACAGAAAATCCATTGACAGGTGTTGATGGTATGTCAAAGGGTGCCTCGCTTATTATCGGGCATCCACAGGTCGCATTAAAGACACTTCCTCGTAATGCTGACAAGTATCCAGCGATTGTAACTACTACTGGTGCAGTCACTGAAAAGCATTATAGCACAACTAAGATGGGTTACAAGGCCGCATTCAACCATTCAATGTCTGCTGCTGTAGTAGAGATTGATGATGAGGGTGATTTCTTTATTCGTCACCTAAATTTTGATGGTGAAGGCTTTTTTGATGTTAATGGTTATTACACTCCTGAAGGCGTAACATTAGGCGTTGATAAAACACTAGGTCTTGTAACTGGTGATGAACACGCTATATTCTCTGATGAAGATGTTCTTGCTGCCACATATTTTGCACAAGACTCAATTGTTGCTTCTCTGAAGCCAGAGAAGATTGTACGTCACGATATTCTCGATTCGTATGCCATCAGTCATCATCACAAGAAGAGTTTCTTCACGATGTATGAGAAGCATCATTCACCAGATAAACGTGGATCGATGCGTAAGGAAATGCTTGAAACAATTGACTTTATTGATAGGTCAACACCAAATTTTGCTAGCAATATCATTGTTGCCGCTAACCATAATGATCATTTATATCGCTGGTTAGATGCTGTCAATCCTGATGTTGACTACGAAAACGCCTTGCTTTTTCATGAGCTAAGGTATAGGATGCTGCTTGCAAGAGAAGAATCGGGTGAAGTACCTGAACCATTCGAGCTTTTTGCTAAAGACAAGCTAAAGTCGCCTACTGTATTTCTTGGTCGTGATGGTTCATACAAGATTGCGAATATTGAAATATCCAATCATGGTGACGTAGGTGTGCATGGTTCACGTGGTTCGTCTAAGCAGTTTTCTAACCTACCAGTGAAGACAATTACAGGACATTCACATTCTCCTGTAATTGACAAGGGCAACTACACTGTAGGCACTACAAGTCTTCTTCGCCTTGAATATAACAAGGGTCTAAGTGCTTGGCATCATGCTCATGTTGTGGTATATCCAAATGGTAAGCGCCAGAT